AAGAGCGTCGCGGGCTTCTTTTACCTCTGACATCGGTCCCGTATTGAATATTCTGTTTGAGTTGAATATAGCGTCCTCCAACATTGATACGGCGAAAGAAATATCCCAGTCGTGTTCGTAGTCCTCCGCCTTGCTTTTTTCATACTGCGCGGACGCTTGTTTCTCGTATTCTTTCAATTTGTTTTCCGCTTCTTCGCCCGTTATCTTTCCGCCGATATACTCGTCGGCGGTCGTGAGCGCGTTCGTTCCTATCTGATACATAGCGTCGCTCGTTTTGTCCGGCTTGCCTCCGCAGGAGCAGAGGGAGAGCAGGAGGAGGGCGACGAGGGATAGGGTAATAATCTTCTTCATATCCTCACTCCGTTTCTATTTTGGTATTATATCACATTATCGCTCCGTCGGGAAGTAGTTGCCGTGAAAATCGGCAGGGCGTTCGGGCGTGTGTTTTTGTTGCCCCGTTTCGCGTCGTCCTGCGCCCGCTGCGGCGCGTTCTGCGTCATACCCTTATAATTCCACTCCCAAAGCAAAAACGCCCATAAAACGCAAAATAAGCCCCTCTACCGTGATTGGTAGAGGGGCTGTGATTATTCTGCGGTGCTTTCGAGTGTTGCGACCGGGGCAGAGAGGAGAGCCGGGGCCTCCGTCTTCTGTACTCTGACCGCTTCCTCGATTTTCGCTGTAAGGTACATTTCGAGGTCGCCATAAACCTCTGTGATGAACTCCGCCGCTGCGGGGCTGATGATAGCGACGGCGGTGTTCTTGGCTTTTTCGAGGGCTTCGACCTGTGCCTCTTTGGTAAACATATTCTTGTTCTTCAAAGCGTCAACATAGGTCTGTGAGGTGGCTGTAACGGCTGTCGTGACCGCCTCCGTCACTTCCTCGATATAGTGTTTCGCTCGTTCGTTCTCGGTCTTCGCTTCCACCTGTGCGGAACTCTTTTTCAGAAATCCCGCGAGGTATGCGGCGATAATCGGTACGGAAACCGTAATAACGGCTTCGAGCAGGGTAATGATAATATCTTTCATTTTGTTTGTTCCTCCTTTGCGTGCGGACAATCCGGGTAATACACGCAGTTTTCGCATTCGCTTTTGTCACAATGGACTTTGCCGTCCCAATTTACGAGCGCGACTATCCAAACGACAACGAAGACGAGGCCCAATGTCCCCGCCGCCGCGTTAATAATAGCATTAAGCAAAGCGTCCTCCTTTATCCCTTGTCGGGAATTTTAAGGGTTTGACCGATTTGCAGGGTGTCCGAGGTGAGTCCGTTGAGGGTCTTGATTTCCTTGTAGCGGGAGCCGCTTCCGAGGAATTTCAAGGCAATACCCCAAAGGGTGTCGCCGCGTACCACCTTGTAAATGGTATACTGCGGATTTGCCGTTGCCGTTCCTGTGCCGGGAATTTTGATTTTCTGCCCGACGTGGATAATGTTAGGGTTGGTGATACCGTTGTATGCGGAGAGTTTCTGATAGGTCGTTCCGTACTTCGCCGCGATAGCCGACAGGGTATCTCCACTCTTGACGGTGTAAACCGTTTCGGCGGTCTGTGCGGGTGCGGGCGTGGGGGCGGGGGTGCTGCTCGAACCGCCCGAAAGCATTTCGTTGACTCTCTTCTGAACAGTGGCATAATCATATCCCGCCTCCGTGAGCCTCTTTTTGCGGTCGTCCCCGTCGCCCCACTTTCCGGCGATAACCTCTTTGGCAATTTCGTCAATGCTCTTGCCGCCGGAGGTCTGCGTCGGTGTGGTCGTTCTTGCGTACTTCGGGTAGTAGGTGTCCTTTGCGAGATTGCCGCGCTTTACCGAGTTGTTTTCGGTGTCGGCGGGTACTTCAAAGCGTTTGCACCAATAATACCCTGCGTCGTATGCGCCCTGTGCGCTGTCTGCTACGCCCTTGATGTAATTGAGTACGCCTGTGTAACTCTTTTCGAGTTCATACTTCAAGTACCACAACTGGCCGTCAAGGGTTGTGTAATCTTTTCCGTTCTGACTGCACCAGTTTTTGAGGTTGGTGTAGCGGCCGGCGTGCCATTGGCAAATACCGTAGGAGATCCCGCCGTCGCCGAGGGCGGTCGGACGGAAAGAGGACTCCCTCGCAATATTCGCAAGTACGCCCGTCGCTGCGGCTGTGTTCAGCCACATAATCTGTTTGAGAAAATTGAATACGGTGTGTTCGTTGTCCGCTCCGACGGTGTACTTCCCGTTCGTCGGCGCGGTGCTTTCCTCTGTGTCATAGCGAGGACGGCCGAAACCATAGGTATAGCCGTCGTTCATCTTGCGGTTAATGCGTTTGACTTGGTCGCTCGCGTTGCCCTCGATTGTTACGATGGTATTGCCCGAAACGCTTTCAACGATACCCGTATGACAGATAGAGCCGTTCTCTTGGAAAAAGATTTGGTCACCCGGCTGCGGGTTGCTCGTATAAAAGCGTCCTGCGCTCTTGTAGTAGCCCGCCGAGTAGGTGCAACCCGCTCCGAGGTCGCCGCTCTGACACTCGATGTACTGCGCTTTCTTCGCGTCCTTTCCTGCGAGTTGGTAGAAACACCAATCCACAAAGACGTCGCACCACGCATAGCCGTTCTTATTGCCGTTGTAATATCCGGCGGCGGCCAGGTCCCTCGCAAATTTCGTCCAGTTGTTGTGACCGGCGTTCGCAGAGGGATTGTCGAGTTGTGAGTTGCTCGCTTTTTCTTTGTAGCCGATTTCGGCGCGGGCAATCTCCAACAGTTTCTTTGCAGTAAGTCCCATTATATTTCCTCCGTTTCTTCGGTAGTAATAGTGCCGGGGCTTTCCGCCTCGGCACTTTCTTTTTTTTGTTCCTCCCGGTCTTCGAGTTCATACTCTCGTTCGCGGCGGCGTTCTTTGGTCGTCTTTATCCAACCCATTATGCCGCATTCTCCTCCGAGGCAAGCGAACACGCAAGTACAAAGGGTGTCCGGGATTGAGCCGTATAGTCGAAATTCTCTTATCATTTCGACTGTGAAAATAACAAGAGCCACGAAAACGATGATGAGAATTGTATCCATCGTTCCGAGGCTCTTTTTCTTTCGAGGCTCTTTTTTCTTACCCATAGGGCTTCGCCTCCTTGTCAGTTCTGCCGCTTTTCCAAATCTTCAATGCGGTGATTTGCTACCTTGATTTTTTCATCACATAAAGAGGCTTGTTGTTCGAGGCGATATGTACGCTCAACAAGGTTGTTGTGCTTATCTACCTTTTTCTCCAACTGCTCAATGCGATAGGCCTGCAATTCATCCCGCTTCTCCAATTCGGACAACAGTTTCTTGTGATTTGCGTTTGAATTGATAATGCACACCACAATAGCGGCAGCCGCGCTAATTAGAGCGGCTGCGATTGTTCCCCACATTGGTTTCCTCCTTTCCCGCTATTCGGCGTTTGCTCCGGGAGGAGCGTCCGCAGTCCGTATTCGATGAGGTCAAGTTCATCATCAACAGCCTTTCTTTTGTCCGAAAACTGCTTTTTGATTTCAGCGTCCACGGTGAGTTGCTCTTCGATGAATGTTGCTTGCTCTCTGATAATGTCGGACTGTGCTTGTGTGACTGCACAAAGGCGGTCAATGATTTCGAGATTGCTCATTGGTTAGTCCTCCTTTGTCAGTTCTTCGAGTCCGCTCTCGATAAGGATTTCGCGCACCTGTTCCTTTAACAGACGCGGAACGTCTGCAAAGGTCTTCTTACCGAGGATAATTTTTTGCGCCCACAGCATAGCCATCATCGTTTCACCCTCCTTTCTGAAAAGTAGTCGGAAAATGAGTCGCCTAATCATAGATAACCTCACTCATTTCAAGTAGGCAGTCTCCTAAAAATTCTATCTGTTGCGTGAGGTCTATGATTTTCTCCCGCATTTCCGCCGCTGTCATAACGTTGCTTCCGCCGGTCGGGTCGTCCGGGTCGTCCGGGTCGTCGTCCTCCGGCGGGGCGTCGGGTATGTCGAGTTCTTCTATGAGTGCGTCATAGTCCGCTTGGCTGATTTCCTCTGCCAACAGATATTCACCCGGCATAGTCGTGCGTCCTTTGAGTTTGTAAATTTGAGAGCCGTCTAACGAAAGAACGCCCTGCGCCTTTACATCTGAACATCTGACGACGATTTTGTTGATTGTTTGGTAGCATACATATACCGGGTCGGTCAGTTGCTCCGCCGATATGATACTGCCGTTCTTTCCGAAAATCTTGATACAAAGCATTTGCTACGCCTCCGTTTCGTATAAGAATAATTTGTTATATAGCCGCGCCATATTCCGTATCGTGTGGTACGAGTCAAATTTCGCGGCGTATGCACTCCAACTCTGCCACGTTGCATATACGTCGCCGAACGCCATACCTCCGGCTTCGTATATGCGCTTTATCTTTTTGAGTTTTATCCGCATTTTTGTGACGCTCCGCTTGTAAATCTTCTTGACGACCTTTCCTGTTGAGGTCAAGAAAAAGCGCACTTTCAGCCAAGAAAACCCGTGGCTCAATTTAACGATTTGGGTCTTCTTCCTGTTCAGCGTTATGCCGAGTTCGTCGCATATACAGCAGATAGCCTCTTTGCAATTTGCTAAATACTCTTTCGAGTGATGTATCAGATAGCCGTCGTCCATATACCTCCCGTAGCCCTTAATTCTCAAAACCTCTTTGATATAGTGGTCGAGTCTGTTCGCCGAGGCGAGGGCTAATACTTGGCTGATTTGGCTTCCGAGTCCTAAACCCACATCACCAAAAGCGTCAACAAAGTGTTCGGCGATAGCGAGTAGCCTCTCGTCGGTCAGTTCTTCCCGCAGTATTCCTTTGACGACAGCGTGGGAAACATTGTCGAAAAATTTTGAGAAGTCAAAGAGCAGTATATAACCCTCGTTCCCGTGTTTCCTGTAATGCTTCCTCAAATGTTCCGTTATTCGGTGTACTGCGAAATCGTATCCTTTGTCTTTCATCGACGCTCCGTTGTCGTAGATAAACGTCCGGCTTAACAGCGGCACAAGAGAGTTATCACATAAGCACCTCTGCACAACCCTTTCGCCTATGACGGTGGACCGTATGTGCCTCCGCTTTCCTCGCTCGTATAAATCGAACTCGAAAAATCCGGGGCTTTTGTACCGGCCCTCCATAAGCAGTTTGTGGGTGTTGCTGATATTCAATGGTGCTTGTGTAATGTACTTTTGAACAGAGGCTTTCCACGCCACTCCGCGCCGACAGCACTTATAAGCGGCGTATAGGTTGTCGTAACTGAATACCGCCTCAAAGTTGTCTGCGTCCGAGTACTGTTCCTGCTTCTTCCTCTGCCTTGCGAGGACTCTCCGCTGATACCTCATTTCTCGTCTTTCTTCGCTTGTCATAAAATCCTCCTTGCCCCGTACAATGGTTTTGGCAGTTGGTCTAATTGCATAAGGCTACGGGCATTAAACGGCACATCACTACCAAGCACCGCAATGCAAGCAGCGTCCGCCCGCTCCTATCGGGGTAAATATTTACCAAATGAATGGAGGGTCATATTCTCCTTCTCTCCGTCTTGCTCTGTTTTCGTTTCCTACTGTGTCTGTCAAGAGAGGAGCCGAACGCCACGCCATTCGAGTTGTTGGCGTTGTTGTTGTTGGCGTTGCCGTTGTTGTTCACATTGCAAAAGTTCGTGCTGTTGGCCGCATTCGGGGAACGCAACCACCAGTTCGTAGCCGCACAACACTAAAACGACGAGGACAGAATTTTCAGAATATAACCCATATTTTCACGGCAGGTCCTTGTAACGGTCCCTGTCGTTCTTCATTACCGCCTTGACGAGTTTGATTTCCGTGTTCACCATATCCGCCCAATAGATCAGTGTTTCCATATCAATCCCGAAAAGTTCCTGCGCTACCTCTAACTGCGACGCTATGCTGTTGAGTTCTGCGTTCGCTTTGATAAAACAGTCCCTCCGTAATTGTGCCTCGTGCTGATTGAGCGGGTATATGCTGTTTGCACACTTGACATACTCGTAAACCCTCGTCGCGGCGTTTGCCAATGGTTGAGATACATAAAATGTGTATCGCTTTGGGAAGTTCACGCATTTTTGTATCGTGTAGATTTGGAGTTTCCGCGCTGTCGCAAGAAACTCCATTGTAGAGGTGTTCCTCTTGCTCTTTATAACCGACATTGCATTTTCCTTTCTGCCTGTTAATCTGACCCCACAAAGGGGGTCAGATTATATAGCGCATAGATTACAAGCAGAAGCCGAACGCCACGCCATACGAGCCGCTGGCGTTGCTGCCGTTGGGGCTGCCGCCGTTGTACACACCGCAAAAGTACGTGCTGATGGCCGCACCCGGGGAACGCAACCACCAGCCCGTAGCCGCACCCTCGCCGTTGTACGTCTTTCTGATACGGCTGTTGTTGTCGGTAAAGATTGCAAAGGTCTTTTGTTCCGCGCTCGCGTCGATTTCGTTCTTGTACGGCACTTCGTTCACGCCGAAACCAACCTCGGCGTATGACAGCAGGAATAATTTGTCTTGCGTCGTGATAATCGTTTCCGACGTTCCTCCGGCGGAGGTAAGCACGTTTACCTGTTTGATAAGTGCTTTCCATTGCTGTGGGAGGGCGTTATAAACGGTCGTCGAGAGGAAATTTCTCATTGAGCAATCTTTCCAAGAAGTGGTATTCGTGTTCGTGCTGTTCATCTGCCGTGTGGCATTCATAACACCCACCATATGGAAAACTGCCTGTGCGAAATTTCCGCTTCCGTCTGCAAGTTTGTAGTGGTTAAACCCTGCGAGTTTCAGTATGATTCTTTGGTCCGCAAATGCGGTTGTATTCGGGACGATTTTAATGAGGTCGCCCACATTGAAAAAGTCCTTTGCCCGTCCTGCGTTAAAAATGCCGTAGAACTCTGCGAGAGTGTAGCCGCTGTCGTCCTCCGGGTCGTCGGAGTAAATGTAGTCATAACCGACTGCCGACTCATCCGGGAGTACTGGGGAAATGAATACCGCCTTGATGTCGAGGTCGCTCGTAACATTCATCCCTGTATGGTCCCAACCAAACCACATTGATTGTCCGGGCGGCGTGAGGTCCTCTCCGCTGTAAACAGCGTTTCCGTAAACCTCTACGCGCTCCGAATAGAGCAGAGTGGAGTTGTCGTACCACCAATTCACGGTGTAATACCTTGTCGCGCTGCTGTATGTAGCGGTGATTGTGGTGTCCTCCGTGATGTTCGTGAGGGCGGTGTCCCACCCGATAAACGAGTAAACCGTATCGACCGTGGACGGCTTCGTCGGTGTATCAATCAGCCCGGTTGCAATCGGGTTTTTCGCTTTGCCTCCGCTTCTGATAGTCTGCGTATTGAGGACGGTCCCGTCGTAGTTCTGAAATTCGACGGTGTATTCCGGTACAATAGCGTCGTATGTGATAGCGAGGTTGGGGAAAGCCGTCTGCAGGGCGGTCAATTCCGACTGTGTAACGCTTTCGACGTGCGCTGCGCCCGTGAGTACAAAGGCGTTTGTATCGCCGCCCTCTGCGTCAATACCTTTCTTGCCGATAAGGGAGAGCAGGAGGTCCGCGTCCGCGTCCGCCCAATTAACATTGGTGAGTCGTCCTCGGTAAATGTTCGCCGCGTCTTCGATGATAGAATAGGTGTCGATGTTCGGGGAGTTCTCCACCCAAATCTTTGTGAGGTTTGTTCCCGAAAGTCTGAATGTAACTAACTGCGTGAGTCCCCTTGCGACAAGGTTTTGCACGGTCGGCAACCACGCTGTAACAACGGGTGCGCCGACTGCGAATGTTACGCCCGTGACGCCGCTGTTCGCTACATACAATTCTTCCAACGAGGCGAGGCCGCTCAAATCAAGCGACTGCGCGAGGTTTGGCGTACCGCGTAGGTCGATGTACTCCAACAGCGGGTTGTTGCCAAAACTGATTTGTGTCAGTCGGTTGTTGTTGTAGCCTGTTTCGTTTGAGCCGAGTTCGAGTTTCTGCAAACGGGTCGCCGAGGAGAGCGTCGCAACACGGGTATAGAGTCCTGCGAGGCCTCCGATTTCGGTAATGTTGCTTGCAAGGTAGATGTAGGTTTCTGTATCAACGAGGTTGTCTGTCGGACAAACGATTTGGTACGTCTGCCCTCTCTGCGCTCTGACCTTGACTGTTCCGGCGTTGCCATATTTCACGATGATATACATATCGGAGTACGGCTTGATAGTCATATCGCCGCTCGGCTCAACGCCTTGCCAGTTATCAATCTGCGAGGAGGCTCTAAACTCGATACTGTCGCTCGTCGCCAAAGCACCGTTATACTTCGTCGCCATATATCTCTCTTGGTAGGTTTCGTACTGCTGCCTTTGGTCTTCCTTTGTGCCGTAAAGCATTCCGAAATACCTTGTTTCACCTGTCGCAAGGTAAGGCGCAATGTACTTCGCCCAAGCGTCCTCGATGTAGGCCGCCTCCGGGCGGGCCGACTGATATGTTTTGAATTTTGCGAGTATTCTTGCGGCATTCCACGCGCCCGCGGCCTCTCTGTCTTTGTACATAGCAATGAGTTCATTGGTAAGCAAATCTCTCACGTTGCACCAAAGGACGCTGTCGTAGGCATTAAATACCATTGCTCCGCCCACGGAGTCGGAGTCTTCGAGTCCATAGGTGAATGTCAGACCGCCGCTGTTGTCGTTGCCGTCCGCCGTGTCGTTGTCGTAGTCCTTATTGAAGTTCCAACGGTAGCCCCCGGCTTCGCTGTCCCATTCATAGGAAATAAATGTGTTTTTCGCACGGTTATCCACCATACAATGTCTTTCGGTGAAAAGGTAGTGGTATGTAAGACTGTCAACCGTGAAATAGTTTCCGACCTCCGCCTTGAATTTCGCCGCCCTGTACGCCGCCGTATCATTGGTGTAGTTTACATCATCGTATGTAACCGCCTCGGCGAGCGGGTCGTTTGTCGCCGCCGCTCTGTTGGTCGAAACGACGAACGAGAGCATTTCTTGAAACGCCGCTTTCATTGCGGCCGTAAGCGTTTTCGGATAGCGTGGTTCAAAGTAGTGGTCCCCGCTGAAATCCTCTGCCGTGAGGTCGTCGCTTTGGAACAGGCATTGCGGCGAGTTGTTATTGAGTATCTCAATGCAACACAAATCTTCGTATGTGCTGTTGCTCTGCCCGAATACAGCGTTGTTCTTCTTGCTGTTATTCATATCACCGCAGCCATAGAAAATTGTTTCGCCCGGCTCTACAGTGTGGGAAGATACCTGTATGGTGCTGTCTGATGTGTTGGTGAAGAAAACCACGCAGGGATGTCCCTCGACCGTGTCGCGCACTCTGCTGTCTGCTTGCCTCTGCGGAGTGATAAACGGCTGATAGGCGTTGTAGTCGTCTGCAAAAATGACATTGTTCGCGTTCTCGCTCGACGCTACATTCAATTTGATATTGAGGTACGAAACGGGAATGCTGTTCGCCGTCATTGAATATCCTGTCATTTCATTTCCGCCGGCATCCGTCCAATCTGTTGCGCTTGAAAAATCGAGGTCAAGATTTAATGCGGCAGCAATGTAGTCGAGAGAAGATGTACCCTGCGCTTTCATCTTAACTCCCGTTGCGACAAAATTGTGTGTATCAGAGCCCGAACGGAAAATGACTCTTACGGTGCAAGTCACCTCGTCGCTCTTTGAGGTCGTCATTCTGTCTGCCGAAATGTGAATGACGCGGAGCGTGGGGTTAGCGTTGGCGATTTTCTCGATGTTGATGTCGCCGTTGTTGCCGTACACATCGTTTCTCTCATACCTCGCTACCATTTCCTCAACGTCGGCGCAGTCTGCGATATAGTTATCAAGTATTTCGTACCGGGTGAGGACGGTCGGGTACATTTTGATTTTGTAAATCCAAACGTCCGCGTCTTCCGAGCCAATACGGAGGTTTGTCGGCGTTGCCTGTTGCCACGAGTCGGAAGCAGAATAAACAAACGCCCGTGAGGGAATGCCTTTCAGCCACACCATAGCAAAGCGGTTGTCCGCCGCTCCGTCGCTCTCGATGTTGATGTCGAGTTCGATTTTCTGCTCCTCGCAGTAAGGAACAACGACGCTTTCGAGGTCGGATTTGAGGGTCGCTTGCTGCGCTTGCAGTTTCAAGCCAATTCCGCCCGCAAGACAGTTCGCTATCTCCGTATCGTAGTCGCGCACATTTACCGCCTTGAAAATCATTTTGATTTCCTTGCCGGCCGTTCTCGCGTTGTCATTGAACAGGCTGCGGTCAAGGGTAACATAGGTCCCTCTCTTGACGACAAACGCCGTTACTCCGTCACCGTCCTGCTGAAATCCGCCGTTGACCCAATCGAAATTTGACGAGTAGGTGAACGGGTGATTTGTCCCGTTGCCGTCTTTGTAGCCGAAAGTATTGTAGCCGCTCTCCGAGTTCGTATGCCCGGTCGGGTCAACTGTCAATACTGCTCCGGCTACCTCTGAAATGTCATAGCCGATAGAGGTTACCGTTACCGTGATAGTCGCGGTCGTCGCTCCCGACGTGATGGTGAGAGTCTGTGTTCCCGTGGCCGTCGGTCTGTACGCCCAAGTCTGTTCGCCTCTGCCGACTGAAACATTCGATACGACGGTCCCGTTGACTGCGAGAGCCGCGCTCGCGGTTTCGCTTTCCGGGTTATAAATCATATACTTTATTTGCCCGGTCGCAAACTGCGAAATCTCCATTGCACTCTGCGCTACGGCGATAACCGGGGTAGAAGTTCCTGCCGCCGTCCAAATACCCGTATGGCGCATATGGTCTGTCGTAACTGTGTCGCCGTCCACCACCACGCTCATCCAAGCCTCGATAATGTGCGCTCCGTGCGTCTGTGCCTCGATGGTTGTGCTTATTGCTCGCCCAGTCGCGGTCGTTGTCGCCGTATATACCTGTGTTCCGTCAACGGTAACATATAGCGTCTTTTCGCCTGTGCCGTTAGGAGTGAGGCGGAGAGTGATAGCGTCGTTTCCGTGGTAAGAAATATCTTCCAAGTTCCACGCGAGCGAGAGGCTCGATACCGTAACCGTCCACGAGAACGATTTTGTAGTACCGTAGGAGTCCTCGATAGTGAGTTTGACGGTGTTCGCCGTTCCGTCTGTCAAATACTGTCTGATATTGAACGACTGATTTCCCTGTGCTACGCCCGTCTGTGTGGTAACTCTCGTATTGTTCACATACCAATGCGCCGTGCCGCTTCCCGTCGGGTCGCTCGTGTCGCTGTCTAAACTCGTCCACGAGTAGTCGAGTGGGAACGATGTAACGCTTGACATAACTGTGAGATTTCGGGAAGCCATACGGTTTACAATGCGGACCGTCGAGCCTGTTGCCTCTCCGCCGCCTCCGCTGCCGACAAAGAACGGGTCAAAGTCCTCGATGTCTTCGCCGTTGGCTGTCAAGTGCAACATTCCGTTTGCGTCCACATAGCCGGAGTCGAACGCCAAGCCTCCGGCGGAAATGGGGATAGTCTGTTCCGCGTCGTCAAAGAACGTAACCTTGATACCGTCCTCTACCGCTTCCACGTTCTTCACGAGGTCCGGGTACATATTTTGCAGGACTGCCGTAGTAACATAGCCGTTGTTTACGCCGTTGTTCCGCAATGCGGCGATAAATGCTGCGAGCGGTGCGCGTCTTAACGACTCGACTATACTGCCGTCGATGTTTTCGTTCTGCGTTACGAGAACGTTCGCGCTATTGCTGACTGACGAGGCTTGTTCCTGCTCTGTGATTTTTTCCATTGCCATAGTATATTACCTCCTTTTGCCTTAATATAGTGCGAAATAACGGTATGTTGCGCCGTTGGTGTTCTGTTGGTCTGCTGCGCTCGTCGTGTTGTACCACGATACCGTTGTTCCGTCCCAAGTGAAACGTATCTGCGAGCGCGTATTGGCGACGTCGTTCGCTATACCACCTGTATAAAGGTTTGTTACTCCAGCGAGAGCCATAAAGCCCTCATATCTTGCGTCCGTTCCTGTTTCCGGCATAACGATAAGGAACTTCGGCGCGTGTGCGAATTTGAGCGAGTTCGGGCTCGCAGAGCCGTATGCTCCTGTTCCTGTGTATGTCCCGGTCGCGTATAGCGTCTGTATGTTGAGGTTGAGTAGGTTTCTCAAACTCGCTATACTCTGTACGCCCGTGCCTCCTCTCGTAATCGGTAAAACGCCGCCCGTGATTTGGGAGGCGGAGTGCGTATGTCCGCTTGTCGCTGCGCCGATTTTACTGCAAGTAATTCCGTGAGGGTTGCTCGCGTTGATGTGGGAAATCAGCGAGGTAATTGCCTTTTTGATTTTGCCGAAAATCGTGGAGGCGGTTTCGCCGCTCACTATCGTTGCGAGTGTGCTTGCCTCCGCAAAGGTGGGCGTTTGGTTGTTGGTCGATACATTCGGGACATTGCCGAGTCCAATTTGCTCTTTCGTAACGCTATGCGGGTTGTTTGTCGCCTCTGCGTGAGCCTCAAAATCTTCCCGCGTTACATATCCTGCGTATTCTCCGATAACCGCCTCTACGTTCTCCGCGTCGCCGACGATTACGGTAACATTGAGTGTCGTTCTCAAATACGATTGATTTGAGTAGGCGGGAATATACTCTGCGTACTCGCCCGCGTGAGCGTATGCGTAAAGCACCTCGCCATCGTCCGGGTCTGTCGCATAAATGCCGACTTCCGTCCACCATATTCCGGCGGAAAGGTCTGCGTTGTCGAGCGTTCCCGTGAGGTTGGCGCAACCGTCGCCTACGACCGGGTCGTCGTTTATGCTGATGTTCTTAACGAGGTTTACAAGGTCCGTCAGCGCGTTCACGTCCGCCGGAGCGTCGCCGTTGCCAACTCCGAACTTGGTAAACACTATCGCGCATTGTCCCGAAATAGCCTTGACTATAATCTGTCTGCCCGCGTCTGTGAGTTGTAAACTTGGAAAACTCATAGTCCTGCTCCTTTCTTAAAGAATAAGTATGTGACCGAGTTCGTCGGTCAAAGTGTTGCCGAGTTCGTCCACGAGATAGTCGATTGCCGAAACGTCCTCCGGCACGGACGGTATTCCCATTTCCTGCAAGATTATCGTCGCCGTTCCAAAGTAGAGTTTGTTTTCCTCCGAGTGAATGATGTCTACACCATACCAAAGGTGGGCGGGTATTCTTCTTGCAAGCAAGTCCATAAGGTCCGCCGCCGAAAAGTGCTGTTTCTCTCCTCGCGGTATCTCAAATGCCAAAAGATTGTTCCCGTCTTCGTCGGCGGGGGCAAAGGAGATTTTCGCCTCCGTTTCCGTAAAAGGGAACAGCATTTCTTTCAGTTTTGTAGCCGAGATTTTTCCAAATCCCGTAAAGTATAGTTTGACGTTCCTCCGACGGTCCTCGTAACTGCTCCCGACTTCCGGCGTTATCCGCAGGAATTTTTCGAGCCTCTCTATCGTCGCGTTGTCTGCCGTGTCGATGAAATTGTTGTCGAGTACCCGATACATCTCTTTGGCGGAGTCGTCCAAGACGTGGCCCTCCGCTTCGAGAATAGCCCTCATTTCCAAGACTTCCCGATAAAACATCGGGTAAAAGGATATGAGTTCGTCGTAGGCTGTCGCGTGTCCGTTACTGTAAAACATTGACCGTTACCTCCCCTAAAACCGCTACCACCGTCTTTGCGGTGGTGATATTGTCCGTGGCGTTATTGATTAGGAGTTGGAAGTCGGTTACCTCCGTGAGCGCGTTTATAATCGCGCTGACTGCCGTATGTCTTACAACAACGTCCTCCGAGTCTGCGGTGTTGAGCGCAAGGTCTTTGAGGTAGTCTGTTACCGCCTCCTCGACCGCTGCGGTCGCTTCTTCTTCGGTTACGCCGGCCGCAAGTACAACGGAGTTGAGTGTTACATTGACGGCGGTTTCCGTTGCCGCTACCGCCGTGAAGTGTGCGCCGATGTTGGCAACGCCCTCACCGAGTCCGTCGCCCTCTCCGTCTTCGTCTTCGTCCGGGTCGATATACGCCTGTACGCGGGCGATAACGTCCGCTCCGACGGGCGTTCCGTCCGGGGCAATAAGAACGCCCTTGACCGTGTTCGGCCCGTCCCAAAGGGGAATGATACGCGCCCTGCCTACGCCGCTGTCCTGCTCGCACCACGTTCGGTAGTGCTGACGGTTGCCGTTTTCAGCCGGTCCCGAAATCTTATCCCTCAGTCGTTCGCGTAAATCGTCGTCGCTTTCCTCGTCTGTTCCTGCCTCTTTCTGCGCCCCAAAGGTCGCCGCGTTCAGCCCTTGAATATTGTTTACGGGTACGGCCGGCGTACCGTTGTAAACCGCATTCGTGAACGCTCCGGGCAGTTCTGCTTCGAGGTAGTATGTATTGTCCTCCGTCTTTTGGAGAATGAAGTACATACCGTCTGTGTAGAAACGCTCTCCGACGGCGGGAGTTACGCCGTCAAAAGTAACATAGTATTTGCTCGACGTCGCCGCGAGTCGGGTTGTGGAATGCTCGCTCGCTTTTCGGTCGAGGTACTCTCCGCCCGTCGTGTCTATGTAAATCAGATTGGCGAGGGTTTCGAGTTCCGCAAACAACATTGATACTTTCAGCAACGCGCCCGAAACAGCGTCGTAAAAGATACTGCCCTGCCGGGTGTCTATGCCCTCCGGCGCGTTTTCAAGAACGTCATTCAAAAGGTTTTCGTAAGTGTAGTTCTCGAACATTAGATTATCACCTCCATTTCTGTTTCTCCATAGATTGTGTCGGCAACAAATGTGATATACGCCTCGTCGCCCTTGAACTCGAATGTAAAGTCGTGTACGTCGAGTATTCGGGTGTCGGGTTTGAGCGCGTCTTTCACAAAGCCCGGTACTATCGTTTCGACATATTCGGGTGTAGCGTCGTCTGCGATTACCGCGTCGCCTATCTCGCTGCCGTACTGATTGTTGTAAATCAAGCACTTAAAGCGTGGCGTTATGAGTGCTTTCATAATCGCCTGTTCGACCGCCTCTATGCCGTCAATCTTTCCCACAATTCGACCCGCTTCGAGGTCGAGTTTGTAGGTGGCGGAGGGGGCTTCTTCCTCCTCCGTGACTTCGCCTATCGGCAAAGGTATATATACAGACTCCATATTTACACCACCTTATCCAAAACATAGTATTGCTTTCCGGCGTTGAAAGAGAGCAAATGCACCTTGTCGCCGACTTTCAGCGCGTTATATACCGTCATTGTCGCTCCCGTAACGGCAAACGAAACGAGCGCGTGTGAGTGCGTGCTACTGTCCGAATTGCCGCTGACCGTGTGGGAGTGGCTGTCGCTCCCGGTGTTCCCGCTCATACTGTGCGAGTGCGAGGGGTCGCCTCCGCTCCCGGTGCTTCCGCTTAACGAGTGAGAGTGACTATTGGTGTCCGTGCTTCCGCTGACCTCGTGAGAGTGCGTCTTGCTGTCGGTAGGTGCTGTTACGGTCCCTCCACTTATATCGACCGTTACTGTGTGCGTTGTGAGGTGTCGCGGTACGATAAGCGTTGTTTCAGTAAGCACGAGTTTGTCGTCGCCCTCAACCTTGATATTGAGAGGCGATACGCTCGTTACGGTCCCCTGTATAACACCGCCGGGGTCGGGGACGAGCCCTTGAAAAAGGCCTTTTATGCTGTTAGCCTCCTCCGGCTTGTTTGCCATAGTCGTCCCTCCTTAACTGAACGTGTCGCTATCCACCCAACCGTAAACATTACAGTTGCCGTCAACATTGGTGTATGCTCCTCCGACGAGGTGATACGGGTGTTTCGCGCCCTTGTTCGTGTATGTGATTTTCGCTTTGCCCGCGCTCCTCTTGCCTCCTGTGGCTGATTTCGCGTCGGACGAAACATAGTGATAACCGCCTTTGAAGTTGACAATATCTCCCACTTTGTAATTGCCTCCGCTACTGCTCCCGCCGCTGCTTCCGCTGCTCTGCGTCTTCGTCCAGTCGCGGTCATACTCTGCGTCGTTCGCCAAATTCAAAGTGACGGACATTTTGTGGTAGTTGTCCGAAAACGTGTGAGTGTCCTCGTCAACATAATAGGTCGTATTCAAGCCGAGCGCAGGGATAACGATATAAACGCCTATGCCCGAAATGACGTCGGTTTCGCCGATTGCTTCAATCTTCAATGTGCGCTCCGGGGTGCTTTTTTCTTTCAGCGTCCCGGCGACAAGGTTATTCAACTGTCCGCTATTGAGTTCTTCGTCCGGCTGAATAATCTCCTGCATAATGCCGATTGTCTTTTCGAGCGTGGTGTCCTTTTTCTCTGCGACGGTGTTGCCCTCGCTCGATACCGCTTTTATCCTCGTCTTGACTTTTTCAATGCTCACCGTATTGGAATAGGTGATAATGTTCGCTCCCGTTTCGAGTACCCATTGCTTGATGTTGTCCTGCCGCTTCTGCAAGCGCAGAGAGCCTTTGTCGGAGTCGATGTAGTGTCTTACCCCTGTGCTGCTATAAACTTGGCTCATAGCGTCGCACAGCGCGTCCCACGCGGTCGTCTTCGACTTCGTAAGTTCGGGTATCTTGAAGTTTGAGGAGTCGGCTTTCGAGTAGGGAATACCGAAACGACTGCAAATATCCTTGAATATCTGCTCCACCGTTTTGTCGGTGTACTTGAACGTGTCTTTGTTGTTCGCAAGGTAAATCCCGTTGTCGTAGGCCTTGAACGTGCATTTTTTCGTGTCCGCCTGTTTCACTTGCATTATGATACCGCGAAACAGTTCCTTTCCGTCGTAACTGAAAATGCACTGATGTCCCTTTGTAACGTCAATTCCCGCTCTTTGAGAGCGGTCCTCGTCGTCTATGAGGGTTACATCAATGGAACGGGCGGACGACCCTTTCCGCCCGCTCCACTTGATTTCCGAAACGAGTTCGGATATGTCGTAGCCTTTGTCGCCCTTGATTAGTATGAGGTTAATGCCGTTTGCCATTGCTTCGCCTCCTAACTACTCACGGTACTTTCATCGACCCACCCATATACGCTACTGTTTCCGGGTACGCCCGACTTCCACTTGCCTCCGATAAGCGCGTATTTATGCTTCCCGTTATTGTTGATGTTCTGCACCCACGCTTTTCCGGCGGTCGTCTTTCCGCTGTGGCTCGTACTCATTGATGTATAGTAGTGATAGCCTCCGCTGAAATTGACAATATCGCCGACCTTTATGGTCGTTTTGCGGTTGTCGGTGCGCTCCGTGTTTTTCTTCGGAGTCGTTGCGGTCTGCTTCTTGATTGTTACTTGCCGTACCGTGATTTCCCTGTACTCCGTGAGGGTGATGTCGTAGTAGATTGTACCGACATCGCCGCCCTTTTCGCTCGGTTTGAACTTCGTAATACGGCAGTAACAGTCAATGCCGTGTCCCGTTACAATAAGGTGTATGGGCTTTTTGCTGTTTTTCCACTTTATCAGTTTATCCCGTATGGTCTTTGGCTCGTAGATGTGGGAAAACTGAATGCCGGGGAATGTAGCGGCCGGCAGAAACGACGAAAAACTGAACTCCGTCGCGGGTCTGCTCTGTGCTACGAGTATTTCGCCGAGTCCTGCTATATCTATGCTCTTGTCTTTCGACCCAATAGATACCGTGAATTGCTCCGGCAGGACGGGGAGGCGGATTTTCTCTTTCTCCCCGTCGTAGGTGAGCCACATTTGGTATTTGTTATCAGAAGTCATAGGAACGCTCTCCCTCCTCGTAGATTTCCTGCTTTACAATGCTTGTCAGCACGGGTTTGAGGTTTGCTTGCAGGATTTCCACAACGGCACTTTCGTCCATAGAGCCGTTGACCTCGATAGCACCGCCGCCGTTGATTTCGAGGCGTATGGTCTTCGTGTTGTCTTTCGGGTCGGTCTTCGCGTTTTCCTGTATCGCTGTACCACCCTCCGGGGAGGAGAAGAACTTAACAGCGGCCGAACGAGCCATAATGCGCTCCGTTTCGTCGCTGTTATAGACCTTTTCTCCGCCTCTAAACTCTACAAGTTCGGGGCCGCGCTCACCGACAAGGTGTGTACCGGGTGTCGCGTAGTCTGTACCCTCTGCGTAGCCCTTGCCCGTTGTAGTGGGTACATTCACGCTTACGCTGTTGAGCGCGGCTTGTACCTGTGAGGCGATTGACTTCGCGTTGGCGATTGCCCTGCCTCCCGACGAAAGGATAGCGGCCGCGTATGCGTCGATAGTCGATTTTGCGGCGGCTTCCGCCTCGCTGCTTAAATTCATATCATCGACGGCTTGCTCCGCTTTGGCGACGATTTCGTCCATTTTGCCATTAAAATCAATCTGCCATTCGGCTACCGCTCCGGCTGCTTCGTCGCGCTTCGCCTGTACCTCTCCGACCGTGTTGGCAAGTTTTGTTACCGCCTCGCTGTTTCCGCTTTCGATAGCGTCCACCATACTTTGGGCGAGTCCGGCGGCCTCTGCGCTGCCGTCTTGAACATACTGCATAAGAGCGTTGTAGTTCTCCTGCGTAATGCCTAAATCGGCGGCAGAGGTGTCTTTCAGCACATTAACATTGTTAAGGTAGGTGTTCCAATAAGCGAGTTGCGAGTCCATAGCGGCTTGGGCGTTCGCTACGGTGGAGTCCATATTTGCTTTGGCTTCATCGAATAGCCCAAACTGCCCGTCAAAACTCGTTTTCGCGGCTTGGTACGCCTCGTCGTAGGCTGCGGCGAGTTCCGTTACCGACTGTGCCATAGCGTCGATAACGTCGTTCACGGACTGTGCGCTGTTGAACGCGTCCTGCGAGGAGTTCGAGAGGTCAGCCATTTTCTCGGATATTCCGGCTATGGCGTTCTCGTTATCCTCTACCGCTGCGGTTGCGTCGTTGACGCGCCCCTCTGCCTCTGTTACTTCTCCATTGACTTTTTCGAGAGCGTCGTAGGCACTATTTACAGCGTTTGCATAATCCATTATGTACGAGGCGTAGGCTCTGCCCTCGGCTTCACCGCCGCCTTTTGGCTTGGTATATGCCGCGTCTGCTGCCGCGCGAGCGGCTAACGCAGCGTCGTAGGCTGCCTGTGCGTCTGCCTGTTTTTGCAGGGTGGCGTTATACTGCTCCGTTGCCTCGGTGAGAGTATTTTGCAGTTCAGTCCGCTTTTCAATCGAGGCGATAAGTTCGTCGCCGTAGGCTTCATACTTCCTCCGGGCGACTTCCGCCTCCGCAAGAGCGATAATTGCGTCCGTGCTTCCCTCAATTTTGCCCGACAGTTCATCATAATGGAGTGATAATCCGGGGATTTCGCCGTTCAATTTCTCCATAATGGCGAGCATTTCCTGTTGCTCTGCCGCTGACCTGTCCGTCTTATTGGCGAGGGTTTCGAGTCGCATTGCAAGGTTGAGTACCTTGTCGCCCTCTAACTCCGCTTCGTCGATGTGCTGTTGACGCTCTTCCGAAAAATCGTGATAGGCTGACATAGCCTCGTCAAACTTGTTTTTCCATTCTTCGAGCGTCTGTTTTTGGCTGTTGTATTCGTTAGAAAGTTCCTCAATCTGCCATTGGAGTTCCTGCGCTTGGTAGGAGGACTCGCCGTATTTCTCTGCGGTCGCGTCGTACTCCGCTTGCAGTTCTTCGAGTTGTTCTTTCTGCACCTGTGATTTGTAGGATAGTTCTTCCTCTTGCTCTCCGGCGGAAGCGATAGCCGCGATAAAGCCCACGAGGGCAACCGTGGCCGCTGTTACTGCCGTAGCAATAAGGAATATCGGGTTTGCGTCCATTACGGCGTTTAATGCCGCCTGTGCAATTGCCGCCGCCTTTGTCGCTACCGTGTACGCCACGATACCCCCAACAAAGATACCCACGCCTACCGCAATAGCGGTTACCGCCTTGACGACTTTCGGGTGGTCTTTGAGGAAGCCTGCAACTCTATCCATTATCCCGGCGAGAGCCGAGGACGCTTTATCGAGCGTCGGTTGAAGCGCATTGGAAAATGCGGTCTTCATATTGTTGTTGGCTTTCTGCCACTTCTCCGAAAGAGTCTGTGACGCTGTCGCCGTCGTTTGGAGTGCGCCCTCTGCGCCGTTCAGCGTTGCCGTGAGGTCCTCTATCGAGAGAGTACCGCTTCGGATTGACGAGGCGAGTGCTGCTCCGGCTCTGCTGCCGAAATAGTCAACAGCGATAGAGGTTGCCTCGCTTTCGCTTCCGGCGTTCACTATCTTGTCTATAAGACCCTGCAGGGCGGTTTCTGCGTCCTGTCCCTCGTCTGCGAATTTGTTGAGCGCGGTGCGGAAGCCCGTCATAGCCGTCTGTGCGCTCACGCCTTGCAGTTCGAGTTGTGCAAACAGCCCGATACTGTCTTCAAGGGTAAAGCCAAGCGACTGCAAAACGCCCTTATTTGTTACAAGTGTGTCGCTTAAACTGCTGACGTTAATTCCGCTTATCTGTCCGGCGTAGGTGAGTTCGTCGAGCAGTCCGGGGAGTCCATCGAGTTCTACGCCCCATTGGTTCATAACCTTTGTGACATTCTGAACGGAAGATACAACATTCTGCCCGGTTACATTAGAGTAGTCGAGGAATAGGTCTGTAACCTCCTCCAACTTCTCGCCCGTGAGTCCGAGGCGGGTGTTAATTTCGCCGACTGCTCCGGCGGTCGAGGAGAGGTCCGCGCTCTTTGCTGTTGAATATACATTCATCATCGACTTTTCGAGACCCTCTAATGCTTCGCCCGTTGCTCCTGTCGCAAGCACTACGGTCTTTTCCGCTTCGCTGAATGCGTCTGCGAGTTCGTAGGCGGCTTCCGCCATTTCTTTGAGCAACATCGTAATGCCGGCCGCCGCGATAGCACCCTCCAACTCGTTCATAGCCTCCGCGCCTTTTTTGCCCGTGTCTTCGAGTTCCTCTCCCGCACGGTCCGTCGCTTCGGTGAGGTCTGCGGTTGCTTTGGTCGCCCGGTCGTTTGCCTCCGCCAAATCTTCGGCGGCGTGTCCGGCTCGTTCCGCTGCGGCTTCGAGTTCGTCGAGGTCGGTCGTGCCGGAGGTGAGTACAGCGTCGTAGTTTTCCATTGCAGAAACGGCGTTTTCCTGCGCTCTCTGTAACTCCTCCATAGCCGCCGTCGCTTCCTCCTGCGCCCGCGTGAGGGCTTCTTTTGCCTCTGCTGATACGCCGTCGGCGTTCGCCATTTCCTCGGCGGTTTTTGCCGCCTCCTCCTGTGCTGCCGACAGTTCATTTTCTATATCGGTGGCGGCTTCCATAGACCTTGTAAGTTCCTCGGCTGACTTCTCGCAAAGAGCGAACATAGCGTCCTGCTCCGCAAGTGCGTCCGCTGATTTTAAGCCCATTTCTACGAGTTCCTCTGTCGAGTAAATCGCTTCGAGTGCGCCCTTGTCGTAGTTGCCTACCGCGTCCGTCCAATGGTCCGTCGCTTGCGCGGCTTCGGCTGCGGAATTGCTAACGCCGTTAAAGGAGGTCGCTATGCCGTCTGCGGCTGACGCGGCTGTTCCGAAAGAAGAGTTTGCAGTTCCGCCCATCTGTTCCCAAGAGTTCAATAGGGAATGGCCGCTGTCTGCTATGGCTTCCATTCGGTCGCTCATTTCGTCAATGAGTTTGAATTTTGCGGTAAGATTAGCCACTCTATTCCGCCTCCTTTCTTAAAATTTCCTGCAAGGTTTCTCCGCTTCTCTGATTTCAGAGGCTATGAAAAACGCCCTCTTTTTCGGTGACATAGCCTCGAACTCCTCCGGGCGCAGATTGTGGCGTTGCCACATTAAGTGCGCCCAAAAAGCGTCAGTCCCCTCGCAGGAGATTAGTTTTTTGCGTCTTCAACTTCGCTTTCGCCCTGTTCCTCCGCTTCCGCTTCAAAACTGCCAATGCCGAGTGCGGCAAAGACTACGCGGATAACGTGGTCGTATTCCTCTGCCGTCGGGAATACTTTGAGCGGCATTTCCGTGATGTCGTGGCAGTTGTAAAACTCCATAAGACTTTCGTCTTTGAGGTTGGGGAATACGAGGGCTTCTGCAAGGATATGGCGGGTGGCTCTCGCGGTGTCCTTTTCGGTCTTCCATACCACTTCGCCGTTATAGATAATGGGGTTTCCTTTTCGGTCTGTCGCAATACTGCGCTTGCGATAGTTGTCGTTGATTTTGGTGATTGTCTGTTGGTCGAGTACCTTTACTTCGAGATTGATTACGTTGCCGTCTTCGTCCTTAATGGAAGCGGGGCCGGCTACGGTAATAATCTCCTCTTTATGTTCGCGCATAAAGTATTTCAAATCCTTTTTAGGCATAATAGTTACTCCTTTACGTTATTATTGTTGATAGTAAGAAATAGCCCCTCCGCCGAAACAGAGGGGCTATCGGTTTAGACGATGTCCTTTGCGTTGAATGCGATATTGTCGTCCACAACGTCGCCGCCGCTGTCGAGAGCGGTGAGGGGCAGGTCGCCCGTGAGAACGCAACCTACGCAAGTCACGGTATCTGCGCCGTTCTTATTGTAGTAGTCGCTGTTCTCGTCGTTCATAATGCCCTGTATCGTCAGTTCCGGGGTTGTGCCCGTCTTCTTATACTTGGCAATAATGTCTTTCAGCCACGGAGTGGAGCGACGGCGGGTAATATTGCCCGAAATCTTCGCGCCAAGCCAACGGCTGCTCGGAGTCTTTTCGCCGAGTTGCTTGCCCTCCCAAACGTCCGGGGTGAATTTGATTTCACACTTGACGCTGTCGAGGCACTCTACGCCGTCGATAAAGACCTTGCCCTCTCTCATAGAGATAGGGTTTTTGTTGTACTTCATAGTAGACATAGTTCGCTCCTCCTTATCTCGTCGCTACGGTAAAGTAGAGTTTCTCTGCGCTGTCGATTGCTTCGAGGCCTACATTAAAGAATGTCTGGTCCCCGGTGCTTGCCTCGCGGTCAACAGAGAAATCCGCGTCGTATGCGACGTTTTTGATTGCCCCTGCGTCCTCAAAGGTTTTGAGAATGGAGCGGCCTACGCCCTCCATAATCTCCCAACCGTCGGGAGTATTCGGGTATCTGTTGGGTGGGAAGTTAATATGAATGTTCTCCGCAAAAGTGTCAAACACTCTGATAACTCTGTTCTTGCGATAGGTCGCGTCTTTGTCCGCAGGGATAGTTACGAGGGAGTTGATGTCGTACTCAACAACGATGTCGCCGTTGTCAGAGCAAGAGAAGAAGAACTCGCCGTTGTTGATAGCGGCTACCGCCTGTTCGTGCGTCTTAACGCCATTGACAGCGGTTGCGCCCTCGTATGCCTTGTAGGTGTTGCTCTGCGTGTAGGTCGCGCCCGCGCACGCTCCGGCTACCCAAGCGGTCGCCTGTGCGTTGGTGAGGCTTACGCCGTCCACTACGACGGAGTTGGTGACGTTGATAATGCCCTCATAGTCCGCCGCGCAGTCTGCGAGTACGCCGATAACGGTCTTGCCGATGTTCTCGCGCAGATACTTGATTTTGCTCTTTGCCGCCGTTTTGAGAGCGGAGTCGGTGGACGGGAAGCAGAGGGAATTAAACTTGATACCCTCAATCGCGTCAAGGAACGCGGTGACGTCGGTGTTCGACGTCGTGCCGTCTTCGCCTCCCGAAAGAGCAACGCCCGCAACTGCCGCGAGTACCGCCTCATCGGTGGAAGCTGCAAAGTCGATATACGGGTCAGAGATTGCCTCTACTGCCGCAATGTTCGCTTTGCCCTCGTACACGTTCATAATTTCACCGCCGAGCATAACGGTGATGTCAAAGCCGCCGCCTGTGTTGGCAACAACAGAGAACGAAAGGTCGTTACCACGAGTGCCTCCGTACTTCGCCGTGCCAGTAAGTCCGCCGCCGGTCCCCGTTGCCTTTGTACCCGCTTTCGGGATATACACGATTACGGTGTTAGCGTTCTTGAACGCCTCACGAATGAGGAGCATACTTGCATTGTCGTCGTAAACGCTGTAACCGAGTTTCTCGCGGGCAACATCGGGTGCGGCTGCGGTAAGAGTGATGAACTCTTTTTCGGGGCCGTACTTATGCCCGATAAGGGGCATTACCACGATACCTCTGTCGCTCGCTCCGAGAGTGTTGGTCTTCGTACTCTCGAAATTGATGTAAGTACCGGGGCGTACTTTCCCTGCAATCTTGTCGAATTTTCCGCCTGCCATAGTTACTTGACCTCCTTATTCTGCCATTTGGCAATTTTGTCTTTCATTTCCTCAACGGTGTATTCGCCGTCGAGTCCGTAGGTCGCTCCGTCGAATGTGCTTGTAGTAACGCCGAAAAGCGCATAGCACTTCTCGCGGAGTCTTGCTACGGGGAATTTCGGCGAGGTCGCGGGTGCGGTTTCCGCTTCGGTCGCCGTCTTCACTTTCTGTGCCATAGTTTGACCTCCTAATCTGTATTGGGAATGTTCGGTTGCTGATACTGTGGAGCATTCAGCCAACCGTTAAAGTGAAATTCCTGTGCGTACTCTGCCTCCTCAAAGTCATAAGGACGGCGGCTGTCCCACTCTACAATGAGTCGGTAAACGCCGCTGTCGATTTTCTTTATTGAGGGGTCTTGAATACGCAGTTTTTCGCCTGTTTCCTTGCCGTCTGTGTCAATCAGCGGTATAAGGTTTCTCGCTTTCTTCATAGCGTCGAGAACGGCTTGCGCCATTGCGTAAGCCCCCGATGTCGTCGTGTGAAAGAACTTGATAAACCATATATACCGCATTCGGTACGTTAGGAGCGTTTCTCCGTCCGTTTCGATTTCCGGCGGAGGAAAGTAACAGGCGGGGACAATAAAGTCCTCTTTTATCTCCTCGTAGTACGGGGCGGGGTTGCCCGCCTTGTCGAGTGTGAATTTGATTATACTTGCGACTTCCTGTTCGAGCATTCGCCTCACCTCCTAAAAGTATTCGTCGAGCCACTCTTGCAGTTTTGCTTCGAGCAGTTCCGGCATCATTTTGTCGAGTATGCGTAGAGCGGACTCCCAATACGGTTTTCCCTCTACCCAATGCTGTTTGAGTACCATTCCGCCCTCTGCCGACGGGTCATAAACAAACCTATCTCCGTCCCAATAGCCGGGGACAAATCTGCGTTCGACGCCTTTGGTGTTCGTCCAATGCCCGTCGTTCACATATCCTGCATATTCGAGCGTGCTTCCGACTTCAAGAGTGAGTCCGCCGTCCGTGAGTTCCCATACGTTGCTCTCGTGTCCCCGGTGGAAACTTGCGAGCAGTAGGCGCGTGTCAAGCACTTGCCTCCGTATGATTTCGTCTTCTACCAACCGCAAAAACTCGTCGCCGAGTCCCTCTAAAAACAGTTCCATTTCTTTTCTGAAACCGCCCTTTGCCGCCGCCTCCATAGCGTCGAAAAACTCTCTTGCTCCCTCTAACTCAATTTCAACACTCATAACGGCTTTTGCGTCCTCGTTCTTTCCACATAAATGATAATGTGATTTCCCCTTATATTCCGGGGTGGAGATACGGCCGTGTAAGAAAGCCCCGTGTCAAGGTCGGTGACCTTATCGTGCAGTCTAATATCTGTTCCGACTGGTAAATTGACTTTTACTCGGTCCGCTAAACTATTCTCCGGCTCGTTTTGAACGAGCGACGGGTTATAGCCTCTGATGTTGAAGTGGCAGGGGATTTCTCTCTCGTCTGCCTGTGAGGGGTATTCAAAGGTCGGGGCTGTCGGTAGATTGTACCCCGGCGAGGTCTGCGTCTTTACGATGTGGTAAATATCGCAAGTGTGGTTGAATAGAGCCTCTATGCTCATACCGCACCTCCTTAAAGTTTCCGCATACGCATTGTGATACCGTTTCTTGCCTCCGCTACTGCGAAATCGTCAAGCAGGGCGGCTATATCAAGAGCGGGTATGTCAATCGGCTTCGCGTCTGCGAGCGTATAGGAATAATCGTCGAAAGTTTCCGATTTCTTATCCGTTGCGGATAAGGTCGCGTTATAGGCGTATGCCTCCGCGACGAGGATAACCGCCGTCTTAACCGCCGACGGTATCTCCGTCAAATCTTCGCTGTCAAACTTGTTATTCGTGTACGAAATGACATACTGTTCCGCTCTCGATATATCCACTTGGAGTTTTGTGTCGGCTCTGCTTTGGACGGCGGGGTATTCGGAGTAGGCTTTCACCTCGGAGGGTGTAACCCACGGTCTTTGTACCGCCATACCGTTCACCTCCGATTATTCGGGAATGCGAACAACAAAGAGGTAAATTTCTGCTTCGCCCGCAGTTGCGTCCGTGCCGGTCTGCGTGTACTTCGCCTTGACGGTCTTCTTCTCGGTGTACTTCACGAACTTGTCGGCGGTGTAAGCACCGGCCGTACCCTCCGTGATGTCGTTCGCGCCGAGAATGTCGTTCACGTCGGAGTTAGTGCCGACGGTGAGGACGTTTGTGGTCCCTGCGTCGAACGCTGTGCCGACTACGGCAACGGCTCTCGTAACAACGATGTTGGCGGGGAGTTCGCAAAGGGCAACGCCCGTTGCAACGCCTGTGTCGTTGAACTTAACTTTTCCGGCGTAGAGTAACTGTTCTACTCCACATACGCCGAGGTCCATAGGATTTACATTCATTGTGATTGCTCCTTTCGTTATTCTTGAATTTCAACCATTGTCGGGCTGCCGTATGTTACCGCTCCGGCGGCTTCGTCGCCGAGCGTTTCGCGGAGGTGAGCGATTTTTTTCGCTTTGGTGTTGATACCTTTGAGGCTTACGCCGTGATAGGTGGCAAAGGTTTCAATCTCCGCTACGGTCATTTCCTCCAATGTTTTGCCCTGCTCGTTTTCCTCCGGCTCTGCTTCCGGCTCAAAACTCGGCTGCGCGTCCTCCTGTGCGGGGGTCGCTACGAGTTCAAAAAACCCGGTCGCAACAGCGGCGTTCGCTACTGCTTCGTCGTCCGTATATACGTCCGGATTTTCCTTTGTCGCTTTCACAATGCCGTGGTAGGAGAGAGATTTGATAAGTTTCAAATGATACATCTTACCACTCACCTCCGATTAAGAAAGAGCCGCGATATTCTTAATGATACAAGTAGCGTCGAGTTCCTCGATAATCGGGTCGTAGTCAAGGTGAGTAACATAGAAACGCTTATCCTGCATAATCGCCTCTTTGCCCTCGGTGGTCTTACGGATTTTAACATCGTAAGAGTTGACAACAACGAGGTTTTTCGGGTCGGTGAGCAGGATAATGTTGTCGCTCATTGACGGGCAGGAAACAGCCGGGATTTTCGCGGGGCTGTTGTAAATGCTTTCGGGAACTGCGCCGCCGTGTGCGACAATCTGATTGAGCAGATAGAGTTCCCACTGCTGCGCTCTCTTCGGACTCATAAGCCAACGGAGGTTGCCGTTGTTGTACTTGTTCGGGAGTTTCTGCAGCGCGGTGTAGAACGTATCGAGAGAGAGTGCGCCGCTGTTCACGCTCTGAATGTCGTAAACGTGGCCGCCGTTCTCAATCTGCTTAATCCAACCGTCATTGATTTTTAAGAAATCATAATCGGGGTCGGACGCGGAGGTGTTCTCGTCGCCGTTGAGGTAAAGGTCCTCCAGGTCGATACCCAACTGACGGGTCATAAGGTTGGTGACGATAGTTTCAAAGTTCTGTCCCTCGATGTTTTCGCGGAGAGTTTCCTCGGTGATTTCCCACGGCAGTCTGATGGCTGTGGTAGCGTAGGTAATCTGCGAGGTGTTGACTCCTGCGCGGTAGCCGTCGTCAACGCCCTCTGTTTTGCGTCTTACGATACGGCTTGCGATACCGATTTTGTCAATTTCGCCTGTTTTGGCGGTACGCATTTCGTGACGAACGAGGCCGCCGAGGTTGGTGACCTCAAAGGTCTGCTGAATGAATCTGCGAGCCTGTTCCGAGTTGAGTAAACCGTGGCTCAAAGACCCAGTTTCGATTGCGCCTTTAACAATCTGTCTGTTGCTTTCCATAGTTTAGTCCTCCTTATGGTATTTGATTAAAGTACGCCGTGGAGATAGTGTTCATTACTTTTTTCCACGGGGTCGGTGTTTTCTCCGCCGAGCGAGGTAGGCAGAGCGCGGCTCTTCAAGATAGGCTCAACAGCCTTTTTGACAGCCTTTTCCACGATGTCGTTCACTTCATCGGCGGTGAGTTGCTTTTCCTCCTGTTTGGGAGCAAGAGCCTTTTCGATAGCCGCTTCAACCATCTTTTCGACGCTCTCCGCTGTGATAGGAGCGTCAGTTTCGGCGGCGGGGGTTTCGGTTGCCGGGGTCTGCGCCTCGTCAAGAGCCTTTTTAACGGACTCTGCAACCAATGTTTCGATTTCTGCTTTGGTCATTTCTGTTTCCTCCGTTTCGTTTTCGTCGCCAACCTCCGCGAGAAATGCGCCGAGGTTGTCGTAGATACTTTTGAGCGAGTTTTTGTTTTTCGCGCTCAACTGTTTGCCCGCCTTTGTGACGGCGAGCGATTTTGCAATACCGCTTCCCGCAAGAATGTCCGCGAGGATTTCGTTGAAGTCCGCGAGAGCCTGTCGAATGGTCGCTTCGTCGCTCTCAAATGCCCAACGGTCCTGCGCGTAGTCGTATCGGTAAAGGGTATCTTCAAGGGTATAAAAGGCGTTCCAGAAGTTGGAGGCTTTCGCCCGTGCTTCGTACTCGTCTTTCATTTCTCCCTTTTCGATAACATCAAGACCGAACAAGGAAGCAAGTTTCTTGAAAATGCCCTTGCGTTCCTGCTGTTCATCGGGTGCGGGAGTCGCGCCCTTTTCGACTTCGTTCTCCAACTCGGTATCCTCCGTGTCATATATTCCAACGCCACCCATTGAAAAGCCTGTGATTTCGCCTTTCTGAACAGCGTCCCATACCTTTTCGTCTGCCAACTCAACCGTCATAAGCCAAGTCCCTTTCTTCACGGTTTCTCCGCCGCACTCGAAATCCGCCTTTGCAATCCAACTTTCCACGACAGCCGATTTTTCGAGTTTCTCGAAATTGTGCTGTAAGTCGTTGCCGTTGCCGTTCTTGGCAAACCAATACGCGGCTTTGGTGATTTCTTCCTCGGTCATAAAGTTACCGTGTGCGTCCTCCGTCATTGGCTCATATACAATTCCCGTGACAAAGTGATGTTCTGCGTCGGTCTTTACGATACGACCGTATGTGGAGAATTGTGCCTTTCCGTCTTCCGCTTTCGTGATAAGAAACGTCTTTTTGTTGGCGGCCTTATCTACAAGCGAAACATACGAGATTTTCGCGTCGGTAATTGCGATTGCCTTTTGCACGTTACTCATTCCGTTCACCTCCTTTCTGTGCGAGTTAAGGTATAAGCCGTCCGTGAGGACAGCATAAAAAAACGGCGCATAGCGTCGCTTTTTCCGGGTATTAAGGGGATTTATTCAATCCCGGCTTTTGCCTTGTTCCGCTCGTTCAGTTCCTTTTCCCAAGCGTCGTCCATTTCGGCTATCGCCTCCGCCTGTAACTCTTTTCGCCGCTCCAATGGCAAGCCGAGTATCTCCTCGGAAACAATGCCCCGGTGAATACAATGGCAATTTATACTCTCACCGGGCGGGAGTATCGGGTCGCGGGGGTACATCGGGTAGTAGGTCCCGCCGTCCGCTCCTGTGAGTTCAAACGGCGCGTCTTTCTTCACTACCTGTCCGTCCATATCGACGTGATTTTCTCGCGGCTCGTTCCTGTATGCCCCGGTGTGTACCCACTCTTTTTCCTCGACCGCCGGACTCTGCTGTATGGCTTCTTCCTGCGCTACGCTGTGCGCCCTCAATGCCTCTGTGATAGCAGTAGTCCGCGCTCTGTACCGCTCCTCGCGTATGCCGCTCTCCTGTATGTCGATGATAAACTGCTGAATACCTACTCCCGCTTCAAGGTCCGTTTTGAGGATATTCTCAATGGTGGTGTGGGAGGTGAGTTTCATCAGTCCTCCGAGTTCTTCGCTCCAACTCTCTACCCACGCGGTTGTTTTCTTCGTCATAGACAACAGCGTGAGTGCGCTGTCGGTGCGTTTTAGGTACGGCTCTATCAGTTGCGGTAGGAAGTCGTTGAGGTTTTCGGTGAATATGGTCTGTATCTTCGAGGCGAGCGTGTCGTCTATCTTGACTCCGGGCCATATCCTTTTGGCGTATTCCTCGATGTCGATTGCCCTCTCCGCCGTTTCGATGAACAGGGCTGTTTCCTCTTCCAAAGCCTCGGTTATAGCGTCCTCCACTTTGGAAGCCCATTTCACGGTCTTTTTCGGTGCTACATAGCCCTCCGCTTCGAGCGCGTCTTTGAGGTCGTCGTCCGCCTTTTTGATATAGTTGTCAATGGCCTTTAACAGCCTTTCGCATTGGCACATATCATTCCGCCTCCTTGCTCATATTTTCGAGCAGGGAGCGCACCTCTTTCATTACCGCCACAACAGCGTCGTCGTTTGCGCTCGCCGCCTTTGCGATTTGCTTTTCGAGTTGCTCTGTGAGAGCGGGGAGCGCGGGGGTCTGCGTCTTCGTAAACGCGAGCGGGGTGTCCGCCCATTCTCCCTCGAACGGCTCGTAGTTGTCGCCAAGCGTCGTATAGGCAATTTCTTTCGCCTTGTTCGGCGTAATGCCTCCGGCATTGTTGCAAACGGTAAGTATCTTGAACATATCGTCCGGGTTGTTGATGTCCGGCTCTTTGAAGTAGCACTCCACGAATTGGAAGTTGTACCCGTTCAACAGGCGGTTGTTGATAGCCCACGCGAGGCTTTTTCTCTCCGGCTGAAATACTTGCTTCTCCGTAACCTCCTGCGCTGTCTGCGCGGTGGCTCTGTTGAAATCGGTGGTATATCCAACATAGAGGTCGGGTAACTGAAAAGCCGACTGTACTCTCCGGCGGTTGTTGTCGAGGTACTCTTGGAACAGTTCGTCTTTTTGGAGAATAGAGGCCAGGTCCTTTATCTCGATGTCCGCCTTATGCTCTCCCTCAAATGCGGCGGTATTATCCGACGCTTCGGTTTCAAGCACGATAAAGGCGTGCTGTCCGGCTTCTCCCTTGATACCGTTCATATATTCCGTGAGTTTGGCAAAGGACTCGTCTGTGAGTGTTCCGCCTTTTACCATAATCATTAACGGCGTATGCCGGCCGTTTTTGAAATAGTTATTGTTGAGTCCCTCGGCGCGGCGACTGCCGTCAACTCCGAGTATCTGACCTACCCAACGGACTTCGCCGTATGCCGATGTGCCGATAGCAAACTCCATAATCTCGTTTGCCTGTCGGTCGAGTTCAACGGTCCCGCCCTCTCCGGCGTATTCTCCTGTTACCTTATCCATTACGCGGGGGTCGCCAAATTCTTTGAAATAAACCGTTTGCCCGCTGACGGTCTGACGGTATTTGCGGTATTTCCTCCGGCGCGTCTGCTCCACGCCCTTGAAATAGAATTTGGTGTCGATGTACGGCTCTAAAAGTTTCGTCTTCTCAACGGAGGGGGTGTCCTTGACAAATTCAATCTGTACGACCTCTCCGCCGATATTTCGTATAACTTCAAGATAGGCGATACCGTAGGTTTCCCTCGCTTCTATAAGGTCCTCGAACACCTCTTTGGTGTCTTGCTCAAAATTGAGCAGTTCGAGCAGGTCCTCCGCTCGCGTGTACTCCGCCGCCATTTCGGGCGTTTCCTCGACGTCCTCTTTGTATCTCACGCCTATGCCAAAGCCCGCGATATTGTTCTTATAGGCTCTGATACATTGGGGCAGTATAGAGGAGTGCTGTTCGAGTTCTTTCAATCCCCGCATATCGAGGGGAGGCGACAACCATTCCGACGCTGCGACTGTCCGCTCCGAGTCCTTTTGCTCGCTCTTGTCCGACTTCTTTATCGGATATGGAGCGGGGTCGGTTGCGGTCGCTTTTATAATCGTTACCCGCGCCTCCGGGCGTTTTTTTTCGCTCATTGTTTCGCCCCCCTTATGTGCTTGCCTGTTCCCACGGCAGGCCGATACTTTCTATTGCGCCGTTGACCTTTTCCGCGAGGTCGCTTCTTCCGGCGGCTTCGTGCCGCCGCTACCTCCGTGAGTTCGTCGATAACCTTGTCGCCCTCCGTGAGTTTCATAAAATAAAATCCATTGTCGCAGAACGACGAAACATCAAAAGCGAGGAGTGTCGGGTTTTGGATAAACACGTCGGAGAGTTCTCCGTTATAGTAGTAGAGGTCAACGTCGCCGTAAAAGGAATAGTAACCGTCTTCGTGAATATTTACATCTATGCACATATTCTCGTAGTGGTCGTGTGGGATTGTCGCCGCGAGTTCCTCCGTAGCCGCCTCCGTTTCGGCGGTCGTTTGTGTTTCCGTCTTATCTGCTGCCGTTCCGCAGGAGGCGAAAGACAGGGTTAGCATAATCGCCAAAAGTGATAAAAGTAACTTTTTCATTGGCTGTTCGCTCCTTTCTTTTTGCCGTTGATAGGCACACATAGTAATAAAACGCAGTCCGCCTCGTCCGGGGACGGGAGTCCGCGCTCTTTCATATCCTTTTTGCTCTCAACCTTGATTTTGCTGTTATCGGTGAGGGCGTATTTTCTACCCGATAACTGTGCTACGAGGTCGTCGTCGTCCGGGAGTATGAGTTCCACGGGCTTCGGGTTGCCGTCCTCGTCGTGGGGCGATAACAGGGCTTTAACGACCGCCATCATAAATGTGGTGCTGTCGTGATAGTGCTTATGCTTTATGCGCTGCCCGAATTTCACCGGGACAATGTTCATTTGTCCGAGGTTTTCCGGGTTGTTCCTCTGCATTTGTTTCAGCCTATCCACTACGCCGCCGCCAACGCCGCCGTCGTCCACCGCAACGATAACCGGGTCTTTGTATGTGGGGTACTTCTTCAATAGGTCGTAGTACAGCAATACAATGTCGTCTGCCGTCTTCATCGTGTCTTGACCTCTCCGCTTCTTCTCGATAGTGACCTTTTCGTCTATTTTCGAGCCGATTACGGTCTTGTCGTCGCCAAAACGAGCGACGTCGCACCCAATTCGTATAATATCCGGGGTTTTTCTCTCCGAAAACTCCGTCATTATAGACTTTTCAACGAGAGGAAGGGGGATAAATACGTCGTCCTCGTTGAGTGGGAACTCTCCCGCTACGCGCACGCGGAAAACGTCGCTGTCCTCACCGTACATTTCCACAATCTTCTTGACAAATTCGGGCGATACGCGCCCGCTCTTTCGTCCGTCAATATGGAATGCGCTGTATGCCGCTCTGTTCTTCGTATGGCTCTCATAGAAAAAGCCAGATTTCTGTGTCGGGTTTCCGCACATCAAGAGTCGCGCTCCGGGCGTTGACAGCGAGCCGAGTACAGGCTCGAATATCTCGTCCCTTACGCCGGAGGCCTCGTCGATGATATACAGCACGTCGTCAGCGTGGAAGCCCTGTAACGCGTCCGGCTTCGTCGCTGTTCGCGCTACCGCAAACCACTCCTCCGGGTAGCCTTTGAGGTAAACTTTCTCTTTCGTCCATACTATTTCGTTTTGGAGTCCCGGCGCGTTTCTCAACCACTTGGAAATCTCCGCCCACAGTATGTCGAATAACTGATGTTGCGTCGGGGCCGTGCAGGGTATTTTCGGGAACGGGCGAGTCGATAAAAACCAAATCGCTACCCACGCCTCGACCGCGCTCTTTCCAACGCCGTGTCCCGACCGTACCGAGGTCATTGTATTGTCCGCTACGCTCCGCAGTATCTTCGCTTGCTCTGCGTCCGGCTTGACTCCGATAATGTCCTCTACAAACTCTACTGGGTGCTGTGCATAGTAGAGTATTGCCTCTTGGCTCATAGTCATTGTCCCTCACCGTCCTTTCGCTTCTCATAAGCCGCGATAATGGTATCTGCAAGTGTGTGGGCGTTCGCCGCTTTTTCTTCGTGCTGTCCGGCGGCAAATGAGCGGTTAAGCCGTTCAAGGTCTGTCGCCATTTTGATATATTCCTTTATATCCTTGACGGACATATCTTCGGGGTTGAGCGCGTCTAACGCTTGGAGGGCTTTCGTCTGTACGCTCATAGCGATTTTGGTCTGCCTCGCGTACATATCGCGGAGTCCTTTTTCGGCTTCCTTTCGGGCTTGTCGCTCTTTGTCATTGTCGTATTCTCGAACGCGGTCGCTCCATTCCCACCGTGCTTTCCAACGGTCGATTAAACTTCTACTCTTTTCTAACTGTTTTACCACCGCTGTTATGGTACGGTCTGCGCCCATATTGAGATACAAGGAAAACGCCTCGAACGCCTTTTCGCTTTCGCCCGGTTGTCGTTCCCACGGCTTATTGTCATTGGTCTTCTTTGGCATTTTCCTCCTCCCTCCTTATGGCTTATTTGACGGCTCTGCGCCTACAATCCAAAAGAGGGTTTCCGAATGGTGTAACCCGCTTTGCAAAAACCATTGCATAGTCTTCGCCTCGTAGTGCGGGTGGAGTCTTATGCCCCCCCATACCGCCTTTGCTCCCTTTTCGTACTGAAAACCTTTCATATCAAAGAGGCTGTGATACTCAAATTCACGGTCCGCGTTGTATTTCCGTAGGTTGTCGTGAATAAACGCCCTGCGGTCCGGTGCGGTTGCTACGAGGTGTACGTTCTTGACCTCTTTCCCGTATTTTTTGAGTCCTATCATCACGCCGGAGGCGGTTATCCCGCTCCCGCACGTCATAACAAGATTTTCGATTTTATCGGGTAGGTTTTCGCATTGTGCCGCTACTGCGTCGAGCAGTACGTCACCATATCCGATAAGGTTAATGCCGTATTGAACGATAAAGCCCCGCTTCTTTTCGGCGAGGCTCTTTGTCCGGGCGTATAAAATGCTGTGCCGCCCGCTTCTTGCCCCTACGATGATTTCAGCACCGTATTTCATTGCCAATCGGGGCATAGGCAACGCTTTTATGTTCTCCGGCTTCGCTCCTCCGTAAACAATGTAGCAGGGAAGCCCGTGAGAACGGGCAGAGGCAGCCGTTATCGGTGCTTGCGGTGAATGTATGCTACAATATGTGAAAAGGCATTCTGCGCCATTCTCGGAGGCAAGAACGCTATCGGTCAACATCATACATTGCCGTAGTTTCCCTCCGTTGACTTCTCCTTTCCCAAACGGTGTATATAGGTCGTCCCTTTTTATCAGCAATCCGTTTACTTCCTGTACGGGAGTCAACTCATTCATCAAGTCCGAACACCTTTTTATGATAATCTAACTTCGTGGCGAGTTCCTCTTGCATAAGTCCGTAAAAGGATTGTTTGATAAGTTTTCGACTGCTTCCTGCGCTCTGATTTAGAGCCTTGAAGCACCCTCCCGTCCCGACCTTTTTCATATTCTCGGTCGGCTGCGGGTTTTTGCCGTTCAGTAGCATACAGAGGTTATAGTCGTTGCCCTTAAATCCCGGTAGTCCGTCTATTCCACAGCAACACATATCGTCGCCCATTGCGCGGAGTCTGTTCTCTCCGGCGTAAAACTTCATACCGTGTCGGTGGCACTCCGCTCTTATCTCCTCAAAGTCCCTGCGTAGTGCGGGGAGGGGGTAGCAATGGTCGCCGCCGATTTTCACCATTCCGGGCTTTCCCTTAAAGAATTTCATTCCCTCTACAACCACTCCATAGACTCCTGCCTCTGCGAGTCTTGGAATGTTCTTCATAACGTCGTCGAATACCTCCAACATATACGGCTGTATTCTGACGACGACTCTCTGTACTCTCTTGGCGAGTTTCCTCACCATTTCGAGGCGTTCCTCGTATGTCGGACAGCCTCTTTCGAGCGGGTCGTACTTACTGCATACCATTGATACCTGTACGACGCAGTTGCATTTCTCCAAAAGGTCGAGGTACTCCGGCTCTGCAACGAGTCGCCCTTTGGTGCTTACCACAAACGGGTAATGTGTTTCGGCGAGCAGTTTCAAGCACTCATACGATACCCTGTATTTCTTCTCGATAGGCTGAAACGGGTCGCTCATTCCGCCCCAATGGATAGGAATGTTCCAATCGCACCAGTTTGTCGTGTCGCTCCGTTTGCCCTCAATAAAGTTTTTGAGGCTCTCGGCTGTTTCGCCTTTTCCGATTTTCGCTATGTCCTGCTTTTTCTGTGCAAAGCAGTATCGGCAACCGTGTGTGCAACCTTTGTATGTATCAAATCGGATAGGGAGGTTGCATAAAATCGCTTGGCTTCCGCAAATACAGCCCATACTACGCCTCTCCTTTCACTTTGGCGAGAATGACCTTTACGAGTTCCTCTTTGCCGTAGTCTTTGATAAAGGCCCGTATGTCCGCCTTGTCCTCCGCATTGAATGTGAGTTGCAGATTGAACAACTGCTCAATGGTGGCGAGTTCCTGCTCTACAAAGTCGCCGTCCACGAGGCTCTCCACGTCGTTTTCGAGGGCTTCGATTTCCGCCTGTGAAAATCCCGTTTCGTATGCGTCTGCGCCGAGTTCATCGAGTAAGAGCGTGAGTTTTACCTCGTCCCAGTCGCCGCCCGTCTTGTTAAGGGCAATATTGAGTTGCTTCTCTCTTACTTCGTCGAGGTCAACGACGGAAACCTCTACCTCCTCGACTCCCGTGTTCTCCAATACGGTGAGCCGCTGATGTCCGCCGACTACTCTGTTCGTTCTCCTGTTCCAAACGATAGGGAGGACGAGTCCAAAGCGGTCAATGCTGTGTTGGAGGTTGGTATATTCATCGTCGCCGGGGCGTAAGTCAACACGTGGGTTGTACGCCGCACGGTCCATTTCGTCAATGCGTTTTCTTTCGATTACGATTTCCGTGTTCATCAAATCAACCCCTTTACTTTGTTAATTACCGCTGCCGCGAGTTCCATTTTGGCGTTCTCGGTGTTTGCCAAATAGTCCTGCACGATGTCCTTTTCCTCTGCCGGGAGGGAGAACGTCATAACGAATGTCGCCCGCTCCTCTCCGCTCGCAAAGTCGGAAAAGTCTTCGTTCAGCAGTTCATTGATGTGGTCGTATTCCATACTCAAAGCGTCAAGTTCCCAATCTTCAAAGCCTGTGAGTTCCATTTCGCCCTGCTCCTGCAATTCTTTGAGAATGTCTTTGAGTTTGCCGACGTCCCAACGGCCCGTGATTTTGTTGAGCGCAACATTCAGTATCTTTTCGTCGTGTTCCGAGAGGTTGACGACTGAAACATATACCTCCTGCTCCGGCTCGCCTTTGAGTATTTTCAGCCTTTGGTGTCCGCCGACGATGTTGCCCGTCCGCTCATTCCAAACAATCGGCTCTACATACCCAAATTCTTCGAGCGAGTTTTCGATTTTCTTGTATTCGCGGTCGCCCGGCTGCAGGTCTTTTCTTGGGTTATACTCCGCCGGCCGCAAATCCTTGATTTTTACCTTGCGTATTTCCATAGGTACGCACCTCCTTTTGTCAGATTGTCCCGAAACGGGGCATTGTTCGGTAAAAAATAAACCGCCCTCTCGTTCTTCCTCGAAAGGGCGGCCTTTTTCCTATGCAATTCTACACGATACATTGTATCACTTTTCAAATGACACGTCAATGACGACTTTGTGACACGCTCCGGGTCATAGTTTATCAATGCCGCTTATTCCGAACAAAAGGAGCGTGAGGCTCTCTATTGCCGCGTCTATGTCCCTGTAAACGGTCCTCTTGTCAACGTTCTCGCGTTCCGCTACCGTGTACGCTGTGACAGGCGGCTCGTCTATATACATTGCTTTGAGTACCCTGTAATGCCTCTTGTCGTCCTCCCGGTCGGAGCGTTCGCACATTATTCCGTAAATCTCCAACATTCGGTTGACGTGGGTCATTATAATCTTCGTGCGGATTGACGACTCCAAAATGCTCTTTTCGTAGATTTCTTCGTCGTACCCTTTGCCCGACATCATTTCCATTATATCGATGAACGACTCGTCGCACTCTGCCGCCTCCTCCGTTTCAAATACGGCATTCTTGAAATGCTCGTTGAGGTGTCGGTAGTTTCGGAGCAGTAGTTTTGTGTTGTGGTAACGGCGGTCATACTGCTGCTCCCTATATTTCTTCTTTTCGCGCTCGATTGCCTTTACCGCCGCTTTCGCTCCAATCTCCGCTCCGACGCTCGCGCCGATTTTCGTACCGAGGTTTACCGCCTCTGCGAGTTTCTCCTCGATATTCTTATTGGCGACTTCAAATGCCGCTGTAACCGCCGTTTGTATAATCTCTGTGATGTCGCTACTCTTTTTTGCCATTCTTTTCACCTCCGTTCCAGTTTTCAACTTTGATAAGGGCGTGTTTGGCGAGTTGCCTCACCTCCATTACCGCCGCTGTAAGCCTAACGGTTTCGGTCCCGTTCTCCCTTGATATGTGGAGCAGTTCGTTCGCCGCCTCCTCAAATGCCTTGACCGCCTCGTTATAATGCCAGATTGCGGCCGTGAGTTCCTTTTTGCGCTTCCGACTCTGCGCTCTCTGTCTGATATTCATTCCGCCGTCCTCCTATCCCAAAAATTTCAATATACCGCCCACAAAGGGGATTTCGTACTTCGTGATGTCCTCCGGCTTGATGTACTTCCTGCCGTAGATGTCTTTCATTTTCCTGTAAATGTTCCACGGGACTTTGTAGAATTTTCTAAATCCGAACGATATGAGGACGAAACACTCCACTCCAAATTCTGTGTGGTAGTCAAACGCTCGCGCCTGTCCCTGCGTTACCGCCTCATATTTCAGCCGGTCCGCGTCGGTGTGCTTTGCCTCGAACAGCACCATCGGGCCGTCCATAATCTTGCCTTTGAAATCGGGCTGTGATTTTCTTTCATAGCAAGCGACGAATTTCCCTTGTCCGAGGTCGCGTATCGGCTTCATCGGCTCGTTTTCTTTGTGGATAATGGCTTTTCTGTCTGCGAAATACCTGTGGCACGAGTTTATCACGATTTCCTCGAACATTCTGCCGTTGGCTTTGCTCCTCGCGCCCTGTATTTGCCTTTGATATGTCTTTGCGTCCATCATAACAGCCCCATTTCTTCGGCGTACTCGGTGATTTTGTAAACGGTCGCGCCCTTTACGCCCTTGCAATCGCCACGAGAAAGCCCCTCAATCAGTTTCTTTACTCCGTCGGTGTCTTTCTGTTCGGGTGCTTCCGAAACGGCAGGAGGACGCCTCTGAACGCCACGAAACGCCATTACGAGTTGTCTGTCCGTCATTTTGCGGAGTTTGACCGCCTCCTCGTGTATAGCGAGTTCCTCCGGGGTGAGTCTGCATTTTCTTGTCTTTCCCATAGCCTTACCCTCCAAATGGTCCGTCAAAAGGGAGTCCGTCGTCATACGGGGCCTCCGCTCCCTCTTTCTTCTCCTGCGGCCGGCTGTCGGCAAACTCGATATTCTCCGCCTGTACTTCGGTTACTTTGTGCCTCTTTCCGTCGTTGCCCTCGTATGTACGGGTGCGGAGTTCGCCCTCTACGATGATTTTCCTGCCCTTTGTGATGTATTTCGAGGCAAATTCCGCCGTCTTTCTCCACGCTACCACGGTGGGAAAGTCTGCTTTATCGTCCTTTGACCTCCGCTCCACGGCGAGAATAAAGGTGGCGACTGATGTTCCGTCGGTGGTGGTTTTCAGTTCGATGTTGTCGGTCGTGCGTCCCGATAAAATTACTTTGTTCATAGTTATTTCCTTTCTGCTTTATTCTTTTGAGGTGTCCCGGTGGAGGCTCGCTTCTTCCGAAAAACCCTCCGGGTATCTTGCCTGTAATTTCTTGATGTTGCCGAGCATAACGTCTTCAAGGTCGATGTTCAGCGCGTGGCATATCATAGCGATATACCAACAGACGTCGCCGAGTTCCTTTTTGAGTGCCTCTTTGTCAAACGGGTGGTGGTGAAATACTGCTTTCTTCACATAGTCGGCGACTTCGCCGCTCTCTCCGCAGAGTCCCATTATGCCGTTCACAAGGTCACCGACCTTTATCCCGGTGTCCTTGTCGGTTAAAACTTTCTGCAAGCGTTCCGAACACTTTCCGTCGTTCGTCCGCATTGCTGCTTGCTGATACTGATTTGGTGTCATAACACATCACCTATCCTTAACATTTTATCGACCTGTTTGTCGAGCCTTTGTTCCTCCTCGGTGGCTTCCTTTAATGCTTTTTCGAGAGCCGCTCCACGGTTAATGTCGGTGGGAGGAATGTTTAACAGCTTCACGGTCTGCCCGTCGCCGTACTTCTCGCACATTTCGTTTTTCCAATCCATAAATGCTTTTCGGGCGGTGATTTCTTTGTCGATTGCTTTCCTGTGTCTATCGAGGAGGTCTTTTTCTTTTTTGCTTTCGAGATAGTCGAGCATTTGCTCCGCTATGTATTCCGATTGGTATGAGCGTCCCAAAGCCTCGATAATTTCCTCTTTCCTGTATGATGACAGTTTTTTGAGAGTTTCTTCTCTTGCTCTGCTCATACTCCGTCCATCTCCTCTATGGCTTTTCGCACCTCCTCCGGCGTTTGCCCTTTCTTTATGCCTACCATAATGGCGGGCGGCGTGGGGAGGTCTGCTTCCGTCGGTCGCCAAAGGTGCAAGCAGTTTGGCATATTGTTCACATACTCGCTCTTTGCTGGGTGGTACTGTACAACGGTTTCGTCTTCGTGAAAGAACATATCTTTGAGGGCGCACATATCGTCCCACGATGGGGTGTATGACCGCTTATAAGGGCATACGCTGACGTGTTCCCACCCTCCTCCGTTGCTCCATATAACAGAGCCATACCTCTTGCCGAGTTTGAATATTTCGCCCATTCCTCCGTCCGCCGCCGTGCGGACGATTAAGAGGTTGGCGGTGTTTCGCAGTTCTTCGTTTGTCTTCATTCCGCCTTTTCCTCCTCTCTCAATTTCTGCCGCACAAAGGGCATAATGAGAATTACGCTCGAATTTCTGTGAATGGTTGTCGGGGCGTTTACAATGCGGTCAAGCATATACCCGAATACTTGCTGTGCCGTAGAGCCGTCGAATATTTCGCTCTTTTCTTTGTGTTCTTGAAAAATGCGGGTCTGCTCCGCATAGTCGCATATCTCGTCGATAATCTCGCGGCCGCGCTTCGTGAACACAGCGTTTGCGTCCTGCCAATCAGTGTTGTTTTCGAGCAGTTCCAACATAAGGTCGTTTACTTGTGATATGTCTTTCATTTTGTCGCCTCCTATAAAAACATTCCTGTAAACATTTTCATTTGTACGCCGCGCTTTATCTCCTCCTCAATGTCATAGAGCGTCTGTCGGCGGTTGAAGTTTTCCTGCACCTTATTAGGCATTTTCTGTATTTCCATTAGGTCGTTCCAAAGGTGCGGGAATTCTCGGTATAGTAGTTCGAGTTCCTGTATCTTCTGATTAGGGCAAAACCAACAGCCTCCTCGGTCAGAGAATGAGTATGTAGGGCTTAACAGTCGTTCCCCCGAACATATCCCAAAGCAGTCCGCTTGTCTTATTCCGAGGAGTTCGAGGATTGATATACGTCCGTTTGCTGTATTTGAATAGCAACGGTCCGCCTCGTCAGTCGCTATGCCTGTAATCACATTGTAGGGCGTGTCTTGCTGTTTGTAATATCTCTCGCAAGGTCTTGTTTTGCAGTCCCTCTGTATTCCGCACCGACCGCAGAGGGGAAAGCCTCTCAATTTGCCTATGCGTTCCGGGTGGCTGCTTTTCAAAATCGGCGTTGTCATATACTCATAGGCGGTTATTTTCGACCGCACCACATCGCATTTCACGCCCCACGATTGAAGTTTCGGTATGGCTTTTTCGTGCAAAAACTCGTAGTGATATGGATTTTCGCCCGTTACGCCCTCTTTCCACCACACCTCCGCCGTAATGGTCCGAAAAGGTATTCCAAGCCGACACAAGGTAATGCACGTCGCCATACTGTCTTTTCCTCCAGAAAAGCCGACGATGTTATCGCTCTGTTTCAGTATTTCGATTTTCTCCTGTGCCTCTTTTGAAAGGGTGGTGAACATATATACCTCCTACGGCGCGGTAATGTAGACGACAATCGCTTTCGTCCAAAGCCCTACGACCTCTACCTTTGCTTTTTCGTAATCTTCGTCCGAGCCGTCGTACTTCGTTTCGGCTATCGCCTCGATGAGTTCCTCCTCGGCATTGGCCTCGTCCCGGTATACAATCGCTCCGTCGTGATACCATTCGTCGATTGCAAACTCTCTGATTTCGCTCCTGGCAACCTTTGAGAGCCAATAGGCATATTCTTCTCCACCTACACATTCGCCATATACCATAGGGACGACGGGGAGTTCCGGGTTTTCAAGGACAAGGAGCAAAAACTCTCTCATTTCCTCGGTGAAACGGTCGTCAATAACCTTGCTTAACAGTTTCCGGGCGACGTCGAATTTGCAACCCTCGCAGGGCTTCTCGCGCCCCTCGTTTTCCTTTTCGTCTGCGTCCTCATAGTCTGCGAGTTTGTTGAGTGCGGCTGTGAGGGCGTTTGTTTCGTTGAAAGACAGCCCCTCGTATAATTGAGGGGTTATGTCCTCTAAAGCGATAATTTCGGCGTTGCCGTATTCGTCGCGTGATGTGAGCCTCGGCATAATCACGCCTCCTCTCTCTTGGGTAACTCCATTCGGTAGTGGCAACCCTCGGCGAGTTTCTCATAATCCACATTGAGGAGGTCGAGGAATTTGATAATTCCCGCCGGGGAGAGGTCGTATTTCTTGGTAACGAGGTCTGCGAAATGTGCGGCTTCTACAGGGTGGGAGGATTTTACGGAAACGCTCATCGGTTGTTTTTCTCCGATAGCGTAGCCAATTTGCACCTCGCACCATTCGAGTCCGTGATTTTTTACGAGGTCGCGGGCGATATAGTTCGCCATATAAGCTGCGGAGCGGTCAACCTTTGAGGGGTCTTTTCCGCTAAACGCTCCGCCTCCAACGGGTGCATATCCGCCGTATTGGTCGCATACGATTTTTCTACCCGTGAGTCCGCAGTCCGCCGAAGGTCCGCCGATAGTCCAACGGCCGGCGGGGTTGATGTTGAGCCTTGCCTCTCCGATGTCAATACCGCTGTATTCCACGATGTTTTCCACATAATTGCGGATTTCTTCGAGGGTGTACTGTTCCTTATGGCATACGCTGATTAGGATTTCTACGAGGCTGCGGTCGTCCCTCGGTTTTTCGAGGTCTACCGTTACCTGTACCTTTGCGTCGCCTTTGAGGACAGAATTAGGCTGTTCCGCGTCGAATTCAAGCACCCTGCACAGCATATTTGCGAGGTCGAGGGCATAGGGTAGACCGCTCTCGGTTTCGTTGGTTGCATAACCGAACATAATGCCTTGGTCCCCGGCGCAGAGGTCGTCGCCGCTCTTTACTCCTCCGGCAATTTCGAACGACTGTGTGCAAATCTGTTGTATGACCGTTTCTACCTCATATCCGAGTTTTCTTCCAACTCTTTTTGCCACCTCTGCGTAGTCAACCCTTGCGGCTGTCGTGATTTCTCCGCCGAGGATAACGGTCTTTCCCTTTACCATACATTCACAGGCGACACGGCTGTCCGGGTCTTCCTGCAAACAGGCATTGAGGATTGCGTCGCTGATTTGGTCGGCGTATTTGTCCGGGTGATACTTTGTTACTTGCTCTGTACTAAATAATCTCATTTGTGTTTCCTCCTTATGCGTGAGCCGCCATACGGCGGTTTAGTTCTTCGAGTAGTTCTTCATTGCTGAAAAATTCAAGCCCGTTTATTTTTGGGGAGGGTTCATCGTCGGTTTTTATCGCCGTTTCTGTTGCCGCCGTTTTATCTGCCTCACGAGCTGCTAACTTTTCAGCATTTTCGATAATGGTCTCTTTTTCCTCCGTGGCGATGTCCGAGAGGTCAGTAACCTCCTCCTGCGGCTTTCTTTGGTCGAGGAAGTCTTTTATCGCTGCGCCGATTGCCGTTACCACCGTAACCGTTACAGCGTTTCCAAATTGGCGGTACGCTTGACAGTCTGACACTACTTGCTCCCAACCGCCGTCTACGGGAAATGCCTGTAAACGGCCGTATTCTGTCGGCGTGAGTTTGCGTACCCTATATTTTGTAGGGTCAAAGATTTTGATGTGGTGAGTGCCTCCGGCTACCGCTGTGAGTGTGGGGCAAAGCCCGTCCGGGTCGTGTACTCGTCTGCTGTGGTCGTGGCTCGAAATATCAAGCATTCCTACGACTTTGATTTCGGGCTGATAATTATTATCATTCTGCATTACTGCTCCTCCTTGTTTTGTATCAAAAGATGCGGTCCCTTATAGTCCGTTGATAGTAGTGTGGGACTCAATCCGAAAAACGTTCCGTGACCGTTGCGTTGTTTCTGTATCACTCCGTCTTGGACGCATTCACCAAAACGTGCTGATAGTTGTGTTTCTTTGTCAATGACCCCCCCGCCGACTCGGAGGGTCTTACCTTGCCCGTCCGGGTTTAGGAGTCCTGTTTCGCCGCAAATCGCTTCTACCACGTCAATCTCGTCGGCGTCTTCGATAATAACGCCGTGTATGTCCTGCGCCGTGAGGGTGAACATTTCTGCTTCGTCCTCTTTGGCTCGCCGTCCGTTCTGCCGTTTTTCTACACGGTCCGGCGTAATGCAGGGGTGTACCTTGCCGAGTTCTTGGAGTCGCAATAATGCCTGTTGTATAATCGTCTGCGCTTTCTCGTCAGGAATGTAGTATTTTTCATCAACATTCTTGTCGAGGGAGGCGGAGAGTTTCGGCACATATTCGTGTTGCTCCTCCGGGAAAGTGAAATCGCCATCGTCCTTTCGGGTGGCTACGATGAAATATCGTTCCCGGTTTTGCGGCACATTCCAATACTTCGAGTTGTAGAGTTGGATATGTGCCTCGTAGCCCCTGCTTTCGAGTTCCTGCACAAGTGTCGGTATGTACGGTCTTAACCCTTTCACATTCTCCGCAAGGAGAAATGCAGGGTAATTCTCCGGCGCATTGGCTTTCGTTTCGTCGAGGAGACGCATAATTTCAAAGAAACACGCACTCCGGGTAACAGCAGAGAAATTTGTACCGCTACACTTCGGGCATATCGGTTTTTCGTCTTCGCTTTCGTGTTTCCATTCCTCTCCACAGTCATTACAACGGAAAACAAATCCCGCTTGCTTTCCTGCGACGGAAAGGTCTTGACACGGGAAGCCGAACGCCCACCCGTCCGCTTTAGGTATATCGTCGTAATGAAGTTTTGTAACATCTGCACTAACAACATAATCGCCAACATTGTGCTTGTAGGTCTTAACGCAATGTTTATCAAAATCGCAAGCCCAAATAATATTGAAGCCCGCATTACGGAGGCCGAGGGCAACCCCCCCCCGCTCCGCAGAAAAAGTCGTTTACGGTGTATTCCATTACTTTCCTGCCTCCTGTCTGTGTTTCTCTGCGTCTATAAGATATTCGACGTCGAACAGCCTCGCGGAAAGTCGTCCTCTCCGAGTGACTTGGTTTGTGACTTCTTTTGAGAAGCAATATCCTGCAAAGTACCATTGCCCGTCTTGCTTTGAGAATGTCAAGAATGTCGCCCTTGGCATTCCGTTGATGTCCCGTTCGTGGCTGAACGGCTCTCCGGCTTGTACGAGATTGCCCCACATTGTCTGTGGCGGCATAATGTTGATGTAGTAGTCCACGACGTCCTCCGTAACCGTGTCGCCCGGCAGGAAGTATTCCTCAAAAGTCCGTAGCCCGCTATTGTGCCAATCGGTAAGGGATTTCGGTCCCGCTTTGTGTATAAGTTTGCCGCGCTCCTCCTGTACGAGTAGCAGTATGTCCCTCTGCTGTTCAAGGGTGAGTTTCACATCGTCGCCGCTGCCGCAGGGAAATGATTTGACCCCACAAAGCAAGAGGTCAACATCAACCACGCAAGTAGTGACGCGGTATAGCGGCTCTGCTGTCGTTTCAAACTCCACTACATCGCGGCTGTTCTCCGTTCCTTTGTAGTAGGTGTATTTCATTACGCCGCGCCCTCCTCAACCTTGATTTTGATAATGAGGTGTTCCGGGGTGTGGTGTTCGTCGCTGTCGTAGAGTGCCGCTTCGCCGTCCTGTATTTCCCAAAACGGGGCCTTGCTCCAACCGAGCCACGAGCCTTTTCCGCAATTCGCTGTTGATACTCTGTTTGTAGGGTCGTCCGGGATAAAACTGTAAAATCCCGATGTATTTGCAATATTGACTCTCCGGCGTTGTCCCACGCATTCGGGTCTGCAATGCTCGACTATTTCAAAGTCCGCGCCGGCCGTCAATGCCTTTTTTAACTGTGATAGGTTTTTAATCATTCGCTTGTGCCTCCTTTACGATTTCTCCAATGGTTTTTCTGTTGTCTGACATTACTGCTCCCGCCAATGTTTTGAGCATTTCGGAGATAGCCTCCGCGTCCTCTACGAGCCGACGGATTGACGGTACGCCCGCTACTCCGTTCTGCTTCGCCTCTACCCACATTTCGATATGGTCGTCCACGTCGAAATTGTCGTAGTATTCGTAGATTTCCTGCGCGGCATTCTCCGTATTTACCGTAAAACTGAAATCCTCTCCGGCGGGTGAATACTGCGAAAACTCCGCTGTCCCGTCTTGGTATTCCTTGACCGTCCAGTCGAGTTTTTCGGCCGCCTCGATAATTTTCGGATTTAGACTTGCCTTGTGGCTTCGCGCCTCGCTCATAACTTGTCCCACTCCTTTTCGTGAATGTGATGTACGGCTTCTTTGATTTTCTCCGCCATTTCCGGGTCGTAAATTCGGTAGTGAAATGCGGCTGACACCTCTCGGCGGTTTCCGTGAAAATCTAAATAGCCTGTTTTCTCAATCGAGCCGTAATAGTTGTTTTCCTCCGACTCCGTAAAAGTGTGCTTCCGTGCCGCTATCTCTTTGAGCATTTCAAATGGGTCGTTATAATAGCCGTGGAACACGAAATACTTTCCGTCGTTCGCAACGAGAAAGGCTTTCCGCTCCTCGTTATCGCGCAGTTTCCAAGAGTCGTCCGGCTCTCTGCGGTTGAACATAAAATACTCTTTCCCGTCCTTTACCATATAGGTCGGGTGCATATAGCATTGCCCTGTGAACGGGCTGTCGTCGTAATATGGCTCTTTTTCGATTATTTCTATCATTGTTCCTCCTTACTGTGAGCGGTAGTCCGTCCACGCCATAGTTATCGCCGTCGAGGTTTCCCTCAATCTACTTATAATGGCGACGATTTTGCCGCTGTCGTAGCCTCGCGGGGTGAGTACCCGTACAAGGTCCTCCGCTCCGTAATTGGTCGTTACGATAATCGGCTTCATATCCTCGTATCGGTCGTTCACGATAGAGTAGAGCGTCGTCATACTCCAATCGGAGCATTGTTCTTTGCCGAGGTCGTCGATAATAAGCAAATCGGCACTCTTGTAGATGTCGAGTATCTGCGCCTCGCTCATATCTCCTCCGTCGTATGCCTTTTTGATGTCGGTAAACATATCGCTTGACGTTTTGCATATAACGGGTATGCCCTCGTTTAGCAGTTGTAGGGCTATTGCGGCGGCGAGGTGTGTTTTGCCGGTCCCGTTCGTACCCTCTATGTAGAGTCCCTCTCCGCGAGCATACCGCTCGCTGAACGTGTCGGCGTAACGCTTGGCTATTTTGTAGCACCGCGCTCGCTCCGCCGTGTCGGTCTTGAAGTTCTCAAAGGTGCGCTGCTGAAAACGCTTTTTTATACCGCTTCGTCCGATAAGCCGCTCAATCCTTGCCATTTTTGCCCTGCGTTCCTTTTCGAGTCGCTCCGCTTCTTCTTTGGCTTTCTGCTCCGCGTCGTACTTCGTCCAATACTCGACCGCCTCCGGGCAGTCGCAACGCGATACGAACGGTTGCCAAAACAGAATTTCGTCGCCGAACGCTATCCCGTGTCGCGGGTTTTCCTTACCGCAAAACTGACAAATATCGGGAGGGGGCGGCGGGGTCTTCCAACGCAGTCCGGCGGCTTTGGCTTCCTCCGGGGTTAGTCCCCAATTCTTTTCTTTACTTTCGGAAACCTCCGCTTGGTCTGAACTCTCCGGCGGGGACGCCTTGATTATCTCCCCTATGCGTTTCGGTTCGCCCATATTGTCCTCCTTTCCGCTGTTCCTCTTGGACTCTCTCGACTACCCAATTAAGGATAGCCCTATAATCGCTCTTGTAGGTCTTTCCGCTCTGTCCCTTGTAGTTGTCGAGGACTTCTATCATTCGGGCGGTCATATCCTTGCCATATTGATTGACGAGTTTTTCGTACTCCTCGTCGGTCAGTTCCACAAACTCCGCTCGCTTCACCTTTGCCGGTCCCGTCTTTTTCGGGGTGGATTTTTTTCTCGGCGTGGGCTTCGGCGGTTTTTCCGGTTTTTCCGGGGCTTTCTCCTCGGTTTCCTCTGCTTTTCGGGGATTTTCGGGGAGATTATCTTCGTAAAATGGCTTTTTCGGGAGAGGTGTGGTCCTTTTGTCATAAACATCTTTCAAATTATCAACGAGGGATTGACACCAAATGATTTTTCTCTCCGAATACAGTTCCTTGTCGATGTTTCCGAGGTCAACAAGCATATCGAGTATCTTCGTCGCCGTTTCCTCCTCAACCTTTGTGTAGGCGTATAAGTATCTGCGGTTTGCCGCCGACGAAATATCGTAGTAGTGACCCTCGTTCGACCCCAACAGTTCGAGCAACTTAAACCAAAAGGCGTAGCCGTCGTTACCGTAGTCGCTTTCGAGTAAAAATAGTGTCTTCCTGCTTCCGCCTACATAGTGGGGGAAGTAGTCAACCGTTTGTTTTTTAGGTCGTCCCATCGTTTCACCTCCGTTTCATATTGCCGGGGAGGGACTCTCCCCGGCGTATTCTGTTGTCATTCATAAATGACCTTGCTTCCGTTCTCCGTCTTGATTACATCGACGGACTGTGGAAATCTTGACTTCATCGTCGGGTCGTGCGTGATAGCCATAATCTTCAAAGTCGAGTATCGGCTCTGAATGGCCTCCAATGCGTCGCAGTATGCGGTTACGCCCTGCGCGTCAAGGAAAGGCGGCTCGTCGATGAATAAGAAACCGAGTTGTACTCCGGCTTTACTGCTCTTGATTTCCGAGAGGGCGAGGATAACGGATAATGCCGCTTTTACTCTTTCTCCTCCGCTTCGGCTCATATAGGGCAGTCGCCCGGTGTTGCTGTCGTTTATGATGATGTCAAGGGTCGTTACTTCCTTTTTGCTGCTGGACTTCAAAGCCTTTTCGGTTACGAACTCGACGCTCATTTTGCCGCCGCTCATTTGTCCGAGTATTCCGGTCGCTGTGGCTTCAAACAGCGGGATAAGGGAGCGGATAACATTGTGCGGTATGCCGTCCTGCGAAAACGCTTTTTTGAGGTCGTCGTAGGTTGAGGCGCGTTTGCCGAGTTCTTCCGCCTTTTCCTGTAAATCCTTAATTGTTTCACGGTCCGCCGCTGCGTCGTCTTCCTGCTTTTGGAGTGCGCCGAGTTTCATTGAGGTCTGATTGATTGCTTCGCGCTTCTCGGCGATTTCTCTGTCGGCTCTCTTTACGATTGCTTCGAGTTCTCCTGCACCCTCGGCGGCGAGTTTTTCAGTAAGCACTTCCGCCTCCAACTCTGTGCGCTCCGCCTCTAACTGCTCGATTTCGGCAGTCAGTTCTTCGGTGCGGGCTTTGGCTGCCGCGAGTCGTTCGCGGGCGGCAGGGAGTTCCTTTTCTTTATCAACCCAAACGCGGGCTTGCTTAATCTGCGCGGCGAGGAGGTCATAACCCTCCGCCGCCTTGCTCGCCTCCGCGAGTTGGTCTGCTATGGTGTCGCGCTCTTTCTCTGCCGCTTTGAGGCGTTCTTCGAGAGAGGCGGCCTCCTGTTCGAGTTCTTCAAGACGCTTTTCGAGGTATGCTTTCTGCTCTTTGTAGCGGTCGAGGTTTCTGTACTTCTCCTCGTATGGCTGTAAAGCCGTCAAATTCGCTCTCAAACGCGCCATTTCTTCCGGGGTGTACTTGTTTGCCGCGAGGTTGTTCCGTGCCAAATCGACCGCTTCCTGCGCCTCTGCGAGCCGTCTGCTCGCTTCCTCCTCGTATGCTTTTGCTTCCGCCTCTTTTCCGGGGAGGGCGGCTTTGGCTGCGTGTGCGTCTGCCAAGAATTTGCAGGAGGCTTTTTCGACGTCCGGGCAACCGCTGTTTTCGAGTAGTGCTACGCGGCGTTTCAGCCCGTCGAGTTCCTCCGTTCTGCGGGTTGTTTCCGTTCCCATTTCGCTCTTGACGATGGCGAGCCTCTTTTCCGCTTCCATAAGCAGGGTTTGGAGTCCGGCGGACTCGTCTGCCGCTTTCTGCAGTTCCTCGATTTCGGCGGCGACTCTCACATATTCGTCGTGCTTTGCTTTGAGAGCGTCTTCCTCTGCGAGTTCGTCCTCGAAAATGCCGAGTTTCTCTTTGATAGTGTCCCTCTGCTCGGTTGCCTTGCCGTGCTTTATGTCAATGTCGAACACTTCGGCGGTGAGGTTGCTTTTACGCTTTGCGAGGTCGTCCCGGCGGTCCCTTGTCGAAATGAGGGTCTTTTCCTTTTCGAGCAGGGCTTCATATTCCGCTACGCCGGCCGCGATTTCCTGTTCCTCTGCGAGCGCGGCGGTCGCGCCGTTGATGATGAGGCTCTGCGAGGTTTTGTTGGTGGTCGCGGCGAGGATTTTATTTGCGATTACGGCGAGTTTGCCGTTAATGCGGATAACCCTCTGCGTCGCTTCGATTTTGGTATTGAGGCGGACTTTCGTGCTGTCGATTTCCGCTACCGCTTTATCGACGTCTTCCTGCATTTCTTTCAGCAGGGCTTTCGTTGCCTCAATGCTCGCGGCGAGTTCCTCCGCGTCGGGCAGTTTCGCCGTGATGTCCGTCACTTTATCGTTTATCACTCTGATTTGGCGGTTGATGTCGGTGAGGCGGTCGGCCGCAATGTCCTCCATAGTGTCGTAAACACCGAGGCCGAGAATATTGCCGAGGATATTCATTCTCGCTTCCTTGTCCGCCTGTAAGAACAGCCCGTATTGGTCCTGCATAATCAAGGCACAGGCCTTGAAAGTGAGGCTATCCATTCCGACGGTTTCGGTGATAATCGCCTGTGTATCTCTGTACTTTTCGGCGGAACGGTCCTGCCACTCTCCGTCAACCTCCTCCGCGATATTCAGCGTCGCCTTGCCGCTCTTTTGGCGGGTGCGGGTTACTCTGTATTTTGCTTCGCCGATTGAGAATGTGAACTGAATAGAACCGCTCCTCACGTCCGGGTCGTTGCAAATCCAACCCGTGAGGTCGCCCTCTCTCGGCTCTTCGTAGAGCGCGTCGAGCATAGCGTCCATAAACAGGGAGGATTTTCCCGCTCCGTTCTCTCCGTTGATAGTACAGAAGCGAATACCGTCATAGTCGAACGCTTCCTCGCGGTAGTTGCGGTAGTTCTTCACCTCGATTTTCAGCGGGGTAAAAATGCCCGATTTGCCGCGTCCCTTTGTCGTTTCGGTCGCCTCTGCGATAATCGGACGCGCCGCCTCGATGATTTCCGCTATGCGCTCCGGCTTGTATTCCTTTTCGGCGAAATAGAGGGTGAGGTGTTCCTCCGGGCTGTCGTCGTCCGCGAGTTCGTCGCGGTTGACCGTGATAGAGATTTTTTGCGGGGTGATTTCCTGTACCCAAAATGCTCCGTCGTCGTACAGGGCTTTTTCGAGTAGGGCTTTGTTGAATGCCTTGTTATGCTCGTCGGTGCAGTCGTAAATGACTCTTACAATAGCCCCTCTTACGCCGTCGTTATAACGCCACCAATTATAGGCAACGTCGTCGAGCGACCCCAAAACAATAGCCGTGATGTCCGTGTCCGTGAAACGGAGTGTAACATACTGTCTTGTCGGGAGGGGGTAGAACGTGCTTTTTACGCTATCGGCGTCGATGTCGTGAATATAAAAGCCGCGTTCCTGCGCCTCGTCGTTGAAGTTCAGCGCGGAGATTGCTCCGCAGTAATATGTGTTTCCGGCTTCGTCGATGTGCTGCGGGCGGTGAATGTGTCCGAAACAGTTGAGCGTGAAGTCCGCCGCCATAAGCGTTGCGGGATAGATAACAGGCTCAAACTGTGCGAAAAACTGCGTCTGTCCGCTTTCCATATTGCAACCGGGGATTGTATAGTGCGAAACGAATACCGAGGGGCTTGTTTTGTTGCATTGTGCTTTCATTCCGAGGATAATGCGTTCGAGTTCTTCGGTGAATACCTCGTTTTCCTCCTCTTTGGAGAGTCCGGGGTGCTTCGCTCTGTAATATCCTCTGTCAAATCCGGGGAGGGCGGCGATTTGTACCGCTCCGCCGTGGTATGCGTAAACCGTGCGTACCTCCGGCTCGGTGATGATGTGTACGCTGTCGTCGCCGTAAAAGGTGTTTTTGAGGCTCGCGAACTGCTGCTCGCTGTCGTGATTAGGTGTACCTCTTACAATTACGACCGGGGCTACCTTTTCAAGCAATCTGATGTAGCGCACCGCCGTTCCGTTCTCTCGGAGGCCTCTGTCGCTCCATACCTTTGCTTGGTGGAATACGTCGCCCGCTACCACGATGATGTCCGGGCGTTCCTCCGTCGCCTTTTCTACGAGAGCGTCGAGACACTTGCAGATGTCGAGAAATCTGACGTTCTCTCCGTCCTTTTCGGGGCCGGGGAAATTTCCGATGTGCCAATCGCCTGTATGCAGTATCTTCACGCCTCGTCACCTCCCATCAGTTTCGCCAACAGTTTCGCAAATTCGGGGGAAATCTCCATACGGGCAAATCCCTCTTTCGGCTTTGCGTCGTCGATAAGTTCCTCCGGCGGGAGGACGACGGTTTTCTGATGTTCGGCTGTAATTCCAAATCCGATGAAGCACATCACTCTTTTGGCACATACTTCGTTTTTATAATTGCCGAGGATGAGTTTCGCTCCTCCTACGGTGTAGGCGTAAATCGTTGCTCCCTCCGCTTCGATGTGGTCGAGTGCTTCGGTGCTGACGATGTGTTTCTTGTCCTGTGATAAAATAGCATTCATTATCTCGCTCCTCCTCTCTTGCGCTGACAGTCCATACAGAGCGGAGTTCCGAAATTCTCAATCGAGTAATCGGAAACGCCGTTTGAAATCTTCTTGCCGCAGTCGGTACAGATATTCGGGTCTGCCGGTCCGTTCTGCGTCGGTGCGGGTGTTTCTTCTTCCTCCGCCGTTGCAGGGAGGCTTTCGACCGCCGCCGGTCCCTCGATAGGCGTGTGATTTGCTTCGTAGCCGCTCCCCTCCGGGTCGTCCTCCACATAGAGCGTCCTGCGGTTGGCGTTGTCCGTATTGCCTCCGTAAAGTTCGTGAGAGGAGGAGAAGAACGCCTCTACCGCCTTTTCCTTTACAACTTCGTTGTCAAGGTTGGGAACGAGATACGCCACGACGAACGGCTTTTTGAACTCTTCGAGGAGGTAGGTCCCCTTAATCTGCATAGCCGCTCTCAATGCGCGGTTGAGTGCCTTGCTCTCGCACATTTCGTTTCTGAATTTCAGAAATTCCGCTTTCTGCTTCTCGGTCATTCCGGCTACAACGTCGTCCACGATGATTTCCTTGTGGGCGACGATTTCGAGGTTTTCTCCCGTCAACTGCGGGACGCTGATACGCACCTCATATTTGACGTCTTTGTTCGGACACGCTCCGCAACGAACAGGCTTTCCGATACCCTTGTTGATGTTGGCGCATTTCTGACACGCCGAGGGGACAACCGGGCGGGAAGAAAGGATTTTAATACCGGCCGCCCTCATAAGTTTGGTGAGTCCCTTTTTCGTGATAGCATACTTTGCGGGTCTGCCGTTGTACGCTTTTTCCTGCTCGTAGATTTCCTTGTCTTCAAGGTTGGTGCTGATATACACCACATTCATAACGGGTTTCTGAATGTCCGAAATCTCCGCTACTGTCTGCATAGGGACAAGCAGATTGTACTTGTCCGCCGGGTACTGATTTGTAATCACCAAAGCGTTGGTGTTGGTCTTTGTAGAATTGCTCATTATTTTTTAATGCCTCCTATTGCATTTTCAATTTACTTGTGATACAATAGAGTTACGGATTTAGATTTGCCTTGCGGCTTCGGCTGCGGGCATTTCTTTTTCTCTATGTATCTGTTCTGCTTCTCTGAACGCTTCACAAAGCATTATCGTGAAGTCTGAAAAACTCTGTTCTCGTACCGCCTCGGCGGTGAGTTGAGTAATATAGTGCGGTTGGAGTCGTTCTCCGTCCGCGTCGCCCTCTCGCTCGATTATTCGGGCGAGTTTTCTTTTTGCGTGTTCATACGCTCGCGCAAAGACGGACTCTGTGATTGATACTCCTAATAGGCTCTCTACCTCCTCTCTTAATGCTTCCGTTGCTGTCGCTGTCCTCTGCAATATTCTTCACCTCCTGTTTTTCCTTTTGGCAGTCGCAACTTTCTCCGGGGTCAAGGTTGCTCCCACACAAAGGGCATTCGTTGTAATACGGCATTAGATATACCTCCTCGCTATTTTCTTGAAAAACCAATTATTGAATGCGCTGTATGCCGCGTATGCAATGAACGTGATAATCGCCCATTCGCTTCCGATTGAGAAATATCCTCTCGCGCTGATACAAAGGGGAACGAGTATCGCTGCCGCGAGTCCGCCGAATGTAATGCCTACCGATAACTCCACCACAAACAAAATGATGTGGTCCGCTGTAAGTTTCAATTTCATTATCCTGCCTCCGTTACTGTAAGTCCGCTGATGATAGTCTGAATTTTCGTGCAGTATTCCGTTTCGGTGACTCCGTTGTTCCACAGTTTTCGCGCTCCGGCTTCTCCGCAGTTGTAAGCCATAAGTACCTCGTTCACCGTTCCGTACTTCTCAAACAGTCCAGACAGCATATACACGCCGCACAGGATATTCTGCTCCGGGTCGTAAAAGTCCGTGACCCCGACTGTCTGTTTCAGCCAAGAGAAATTGCAAGGGTGTATCTGCATATATCCCTGCTCGCCCGCGCTTCCGGTCGCGTTCGGGTCGTAGTTGCTCTCTCGCTCAATGATTGCAACGATTACCGCACTCGGTACTCCGTATTTTTCTGATACCTCGAATATGTAGTCCTGCGTTTCGTTTGTGAGTGGCACATCGTAGTATGCCCTTTTCGGTGCGTCTTCTGCCGCCGCCGATACCGTGATGATGTCGAGCGTTCCGGTCGTGTATTCCCGCTCTCTTGCATTGATGGTGTCTACCGCCTCCAAGTCCGCAGGGGCTTCCGCTTCGACCGTTGCCGATTTCGGACTGATTGCAAATCCCATTACGAACATCACGAGGAAGAATATCAAGAAGAATAACGCTCCTGCTGCTTGGTACATTTTCCTTGTTTTGAAAATCCTTTGTCTTTGACTCATACGTTCTTGCGTGGTGCGTTGGTGAGCGGTCCGAGCGCGTTCTTTGCTATCCGGCGCAATATTTCGTTGATTTCCGTTTCCGTCTTGTTTCGGCAGTAGTCGTCGCAAATTCGCACTTTGGTCTGACCGATGTTGAACTCCCGTACAACATTTCCCGTTGCTACCACGCAAAACACCTCCTTTACTTATTTTTTGTAATGTTTCTTGAAATAGATTTTTAACGCCTGTATGCAGTTCGCTGCCTCGTCGAGCCGTTGAATAATATCTTCCATTTCTGGCTGCTCGTTCTTTTCTATGACTCCGTCTGCCGCTATGTTTATGAGGCTCTCTTTGATTGTCGGCAATGTCTGAAACGCTGACAGCAGTTTCAGCACAGCCCTTTCGAGTTCCGTTACCTCAACCTCGGCGACGGTCTTCATTCCGAGCGGACAAATCTTCGCGCAGTAGTGGTTGCAAAGTTCCGGGGCGTTGTATGTGTCTGCCAATATCAACGCTTCCTCCGGGTGCGGGTTGACCGTGTTGAGTTCTATGTAGGCGAGCCGTGTTCGGTCAAGTCCCGTTTCCTCTGCTGCTCCCTCGCGTGATGATAACTTGTCGTTCCACGATGAGGCTTCCATTCGTGCTTTATAAAAGACGTTATCCGCCGCTTTCGTCGCCATCTTCGGCATTTATTTCCTCCTCCTTTCGTTGTAAAATAGAGTCGTAGCAAGGAACTGACGCGGTGCGCGTCGCTCGATATACTATCTGTGTCCCGAAACGGGGCATTTCTGATTAAAAAAAATATCGTCGTAAGGATAATCAAGTGCTTTCTTGATTTTGAGGCTTACTCGGAGTGACGGCTCTTTTTCTCCCGTTTCAATCTGCGAGTAGTGGGAGCGCGATATACCGATTACGGTCGAGAATGTCGCCTGTGTATATCCGCGTCCCTCGCGCAGTTTGACGAGTTTCGTCCTCATTAGGTTGTCCTCCTTTCGTTGCGATTTGGGTCTTGCTTGACTGACCTATCTATATTTTAGCCCCTTTTGGGGGCAAAGTCAAGTTTTTTTCGTAATTTTTTTGGATTTTTTCAAAAAATGCCGATTTTAGGGGCAAAGACTACCCAAAACGGGGTATTCTTGATATAATTTTATTCTGAATAGGAGTGAATTTCTATGAGTTCTATTTTCTCGTCGCGGCTCGTCGCTCTCCGTAAAGAGCGTCAAATGACACAATCCGACTTGGCGAAAGCCCTGCATAAAACCCGCTCCACTATCTCCGGCTACGAAACCGAGGGGAAAGAGCCGGACTATGAAATGCTCTGCGCTTTGGCAAAGTATTTCGGTGTAACTACTGATTACTTACTCGGCGCGGCTGAAAACCGTACCGAGAGTGAGGTCGTTTTCATAAACGACACCAACAACTTCAAACACCACTACGACGGTCTGCCTCCGCTTACAAAGCAAACGGTAGCAAAGTTGTATGATAGTTTCTACCTCTTGCTTTCGCGTGATATGCAGAATAACAATGCCGGCCGTCTTGAAGTATATGCCGAGTTGTTCGTTCTCCTGCAATCGTCCCGCGCCGAAATCCGCAAACTCATTGATAGTTGCGACGGCCAAGTGACTGACCCGTTGCTCCTCTCTGATTTAATGGCCTTGCAGAACGGTTTGAAAACCGATGTTGCTGCGCTCCTCGATAAACTTATGCAAGCCGATGTCGATACCGCTTTTGAAGTCAAAAAAGGCGGCCTCACATCGTCCGGGTCGAAGGCAATATAATCTATGTCGATTGGGGCAACCGTTTCAAATAGCCTGTAACCGCCGCCCCTCTCCGGGCGGCTTCTTCTTTGGAGGTGGTATTATTGCCATATTGCTTATATGTCCGTAAGTCCCGCGCTGACGCGGAGGCAGAGGCTCGCGGGGAGGGTGAAACCCTTACCCGTCATATTAACACTCTGCTTGAACTTGCGAAAAAGCGCAATTTCGATGTTACCCAAATCTACCGCGAAATCGTTTCCGGCGAAACCATTGCTGCCCGTCCCGTTATGCAACAACTCCTCTCGGAAGTTGAACAGGGCGCGTGGGACGGCGTTCTCGTTATGGAGGTTGAGCGTCTTGCTCGCGGCGATACAATAGACCAGGGGATTGTCGCCCAAACTTTCAAATATTCCGATACCAAAATCATTACCCCGATTAAGGACTATAACCCGAATGACGAGTTTGACGAGGAGTATTTTGAGTTCGGCTTGTTTATGTCCCGGCGTGAATATAAGACTATCAACCGCCGTTTGCAGAGGGGCCGCCTTGCCTCCGTCAAAGAGGGTAAGTACGTTGCCTCTCGTCCGCCTTACGGCTACGAGCGAGTCCGCATTGAACACGACAAAGGTTTTACGCTCCGCCCGGTCGAGGACGAGGCGGATATTGTCCGCTTCATTTTTCAACTCTATACGACCGGGGAGAAGCAGGAGGACGGCTCGTATCACAAACTCGGTATGGGTGCCATCGCTAAACGCCTCAACGCTATGCGCGTTCCTGCTCCTAACGAGGCGGAGCATTGGCAGGACGGCACTATCCGGGTCATTCTTAAAAATCCTACCTATCTCGGCAAGGTCCGTTGGAAAACCAATCAAACGCGCAAAAAGGTGATTGACGGTCGCGTCAAGAAAGAGCGTGTTCCTGCTCCTGCGTCGGAGCGTGTTCTCTCCGACGGTCTTCACCCTGCGCTGATTGACGAGTCCGTCTTCTATTTGGCGCAGGAGATTATGTCGTCAAAAGGGTCTGTTTCTATCCAAGAGAAACGAAAGATTGCAAACCCTCTTGCCGGGGTGCTGACCTGTGGGCTTTGCGGGCGTACTATGGCTCGCCACCCGACTCCGCTCGGCGCAATTCTTTATTGCCCGAATAATATTTGCAAGTCGGTTTCCTCCAAATATGAGATAGTGGAGGAGCGTTTGTTGGAGGGTATAGCCGATTGGCTGAAAGATTACCGCTTGCAATGGGACGACGCTCCGGCGGAGGATTTGGCTTCTCCTGTCGAGATAAAGGAAAAAGCGATTAAGAAAGCCGAGTCGGATATTGTTACCCTTGAAAAGCAGTTGGCCCGTACCCACGACCTTTTGGAACAGGGTGTTTATACGACCGATACTTTCCTCGAACGGTCCCGCAGTATCTCCGCTCGTATCGAACAGGCGAAGTCCGATGTTGAGGTCCTCCGCGCTGACATCAAAGACGACCGCGTCCGGGAGGAGAGCAAAAAGACGATTATCCCAAAGGCTGAACGCCTCCTTGATGTGTATGCCTCGCTGCCGTCGGCAGAGGAGAAAAACAAGGTGCTGAAAGAGGTACTCGAAAAGGCGGTTTACACAAAGAATAAGCGGTCGCCCCGCGGTAGTTCCGGCGATAACTTTGAATTGACCTTATACCCAAAACTCCCGTATTCCTCCGATAAATAA